TTTTTATTTATTATTTAATTATATTATTTTTTATTTATTATTTAATTATATTATTTTTTATTTTGAGAATACATAAAATACAAAAATATTTATAATAAAAAAATCTATACTTAAAACAAACGATGATATATAGAAATTATAATGACAGAATATAGTGATAACACAGAATCCAGTTATAATTCTTCGAGTGATGATAAGAAAGAGAATATGGATAAAATAGTAATAGTGAATCCATCAACTTTTTTTACAACAAAAGAATTATGCCATTACAAAAATATAGATAAATTTTTTAAAGAATGTCACGAAAAGCATCCTGAAATATTGACAACTATGATAAATATAATAGAAGGTCAATCATGCATATCATTGCGCATTTTGGATTGGGTTGTTACAAAATATTCAAAAAAAAGGATATCATTGGGTGTAAGCAAAAGTGCAGAAGTATTTGATATTCGAATTAGTTATAAAGCACAACTTAAAGGATATAAGAAACGCTATTTTGATCCATTTAGACGTAAAAAAAAGTTTTTTTATCCATGCACAGAAGATGGATATAAGATGGAATCAGGAGAGACGAAACATATTTGGACAACATTGGGTCAATTAAATTTTTTTAGATGGGCATTTAACAATGAAATAATTAAATATGTCGATAACAATCTTCATCAAATAATAACTGAAATGAATAATTATAATAAGGATGAAAAAAAGAAAAAATTAACAATGAAGGAAACAGAAAAGAAAACATCAAGTTCGAGTGGAAAAAGTTCGAAAGAAGAGAAGAATGGAAAGTTAAAAATAAATGCTGTAAAAACGACAAGTATGGACGAAATTAAATTAACATTGACATTTGATTAATATGTGAATGAAAAGTAAAGAACGATATTTATTTTATTATAACATGTTTTCTAGAATATGCTTGAACATTTTATTATTTTCATAAAATTTATCATTTAATGTAATAATATTCATATCATTATCATTAATATTTATTTTTAATGTATTTATTGCATCGGTTGTTGCAGTTAAAATTTTATAAAGATTTTCAATTAAAATTGCGTTGTTTTTTTTGATGTAAAATAATTTTAATATTTCAGAATATTCTTGTGCATTATATTTTTCTTCAATTAAATCAAATATTTCCATTTATATTATAATATTACAATATTTATTTTTATGGTGTCAAATAGCCAATGTTATTATTTTGTATTCCATCCTTCCCACTTTCTTCATATCGATAATCCGAATCTCGGAAATTTGTAATATCAGCAAAATTCAAAGGAGGGATATGTGTGATTGACTGTGTATTAGTTTTTTGTGCTTGTGATTCTGTTTTTTCCTGTTCATAAAATATTTTATTTCCCTTGTTGTATACTTTATCAAAGTCATCATCGCGAATTTGAATATAATCTAAAATTTTATTTATTTTTTCATTTTGTGTTTTTATTATGGTTTCCATTGAATCAAGTTTATTTTTCGTAGTGGTTGTAATGTTTTCCAAAGCAGATAATTGTTGTGCGAACAATAATGATTTTGATGTTTTTTCATCAATTTCAGATTTAATAATATGATTTAATTTATTCATAACGATAATGCTATTTTTCAATAAGGATTCTTTTGCTGATGGAGTCATATCCTTTTGTTTTGAAATTTCAGAAAGAAAAACTAATAATTTGAGAGAATGATTTAATAACAAGTATACGAGTTCATTTATTTTTTTTCTAATCGTATACTTTATGTCTTCATTATTATCCAATTTGGCAAGATCATTTTGCAAATTGTTAATAATATAACTATTGATTCCGGAATATATTTTAAATACAATATCAAGATTTCCCATAATTGGAGAATTCAAATGCGATATTAATATTATTTTGTCAGATTCATTCAATATAAAATATCGATTAATTATACCAATTGATGGCTCGAAGTCGCATAATTTTAAAAAATCTTTTGAAATATCATTTGTGATGTATTTTATGAGTTGTAATATTGTTACATAACCAATAAATGTTTTATATCTATCGTATAATAAAATTTTACCTTCAGTATTATCATATTTCATCATCATATCACTTTTCTTATATTCTTTTTTTGGTTTAAGTGATTGATTAGTAATTATTTTTTGTTTTTGAATTATGTTTTGTTGTAATTGAGGGAGCTGTTTGGGTTTTATATTGTTGTTATCTTGTGATGAACTTGTAATATTTAAATCGTCCAGCATTTATATAAAATACAAAAAGAAAATAAACTTGCTTTTTATTTCAATAAAAATCACTGAAATAAAAAATTATATGTCACAATTACTTGGTTTTTTTGTTTTCAGTTGCTTTTTTTGTGACTAGTTTTTCAACTGGTTTTTCAACTGGTTTTTCAGCTGGTTTTTCTGCCGTTTTTTTTGTTGATGATTTTTCAGCTGGTTTTTCAGCTGGTTTTTCAGCTGGTTTTTCAGCTGGTTTTTCAGCTGGTTTTTCGGCTTCTTTTTTTGGTGCTGATTTTTCGGCTGGTTTTGTTGCTTCTTTTTTTGATCCTTTACCAGAATCAGTTTTTGTTGTTACTGTTTCTTTTTTTGTTGATGATTCATCATCTTCCGGTTCTGCTACTACTTTATCAACGACGAATAAATGCTTGCATTCATCTGCATTTTTAATTTTATTTACAACATTGGTGAAATTGTATTTGATTGCTGGTTTTGCTTCAGATTGTGAGCATCCCAATAGTTTTTTGAATCCTCCACGTTTTTCGATTTGTTCAGCTGAACAATATTTTTTCTTATCGCTTCCATCCGAATTTTTTTCAGTGGTTGGAATTTGATACAAAGCAATGGGTGTATCAAGCTCTTCTTTTTTTCCAGAATACCAATATCTTTTATTTTTGCTGTTTCGTGTTGTTTCATATACTCCAAATTTGACTTCCTTTTTAACATCAGAACTTTTACCAGATTTTTCAAATGTTTTATAAATTCCGGTTAAAGCTTTGCAAGCTGCTTGTTTTGGTTTAACCCCGCAAAAGCGACCTTCCATAACAACAGATCCATTGGGATCAACAAAAATAACACGGAATGAACGTTGAGTTTTTGTTTTGTCTGATGATTCTTTGACTTTTTTTACAACTTTTTTTTTTGTGGCTACTTTTTTAGATGTTTCTTTCTTTGAATCTTTGGAAGCGGTGACGGATGATTTGGTTGGCACTGGTTCAGGAGTTTTTGCTGTTTCCTTTGTTGCTGTTTTTACTTCCTTGGTTGGTACTGATTTATTTTCTTTTTTTGTTACAACAGGTTCAGGAGTTTTTGTTTCTTTTGTTTTCTTTTCAGGCATAATTATACTTTATGATTATAATTATAAATTAAAGGATTGGACGCACGTGCGGAAAAACACATGTTATACAAAAAATTAAAAATAAAATATTTTCAGTATATATAAAAATTGAATATTAAAGTGGCTTAAAGAATAATCTCATACAAATAGTACAGAGACTTTTATGTTTAAAAAATATCCTGAATTATTAAAAAAGCAGGAGGAATTTTCTAAATTATTGAATCCAATTATAGGTAACAATAATGACGATATATGCGATTGTGAAAAATGTGATCTGATTGAGGATTATTCACAGGGATATGTCGTGTGTCGCAATTGTGGACAAATTTTAAGAGAAATAATTGATAATAATCCAGAATGGAAATATTATGATGATAATGATGCGTCAAATATTAGATGTGGTGCAATAATAAATTTATTATTACCAAAATCTTCATTGGGAACGACAATAGGTGGATTTGGAAAAACAAGAACAAAAACATTGCAATGTTGGAGTGCTATGCCACATAATGAGAGGACATTAAATAATGATTTTAAAACAATACATGAAATAGCGACAAAATTGGAATTATTAAAATGTATTGAGGAAGACACAAAAATAATGTACAAAATGGCAACAGAAGCTAAGTATACTGAAGGAGAAAAAAAAGGAAAAACAATGATAACGCGTGGAAATAGTCGTTTGAGTGTGAGTGCAGCTTGCATGGCTAAAGCATGTGAAAAAAGAGGAAGCCCGTATGTATTAAAAGAAATAGCAGAACAATATGGAATTTCATATTCAGAAATTAATAGGGGTATGAAACGCTTAGAAAAAACACTGGCTACAAAAAATAACCAACAAAATCAAAATAATCATTATAATCAACGAAATAACAAGCATGTATTGCAAAATCAATTTGTAAGAAGATATTGTGATAATTTACACATGTTAACAGTTCACACTGACGAGGTCATGAAAGTATCAAATAATATTGAAAAATTAAATATAGCGACAGAGCATAATCCATATTCATTGGCGGCTGCAACTATTTTATTGGTGGCGGAAGTGCATAAATTAAAAAACATAAATAAAAAAAAAATAGCAGCAGAATTCAATATATCGGAAGTAACAATAACAAAAGCATACAAAAAACTTGAAGAATACAAAAATACAATAATTGATACCAATAAAACAAATACGGTATTCAATACTATGGAAAATGAAGAAGAAATTCCTGATGAAATTAAACAAAAAATGAAAGAATTTGGAGTTGTGGTCTTGGCATAATTTTTTTTATATCCAATATAGAAATAATATATGATATAATTATATACATCAATGTCAGCTACTCCTACCCAACCACATGAAGCTAATAATTTATATAATAAATGTTCGGTAGATTTGAATAAATTAACAGCAGTGATGCCACAAATGCAAGAAATAAGTAATCTGCCCGAAGGATCATCTGCGGAAGGTATAAATTTTTTATCGTCCACAATTGGTGTGAATAATATTGATAAAATTATGGAAGCATTAACATTTTATGATTACGATAATTTCAATTGTGTATGTTCAGAAACATCAGAATGTAAACAAAATTTACGTGACAACATACCACAAATAATAAGCGCATTGGATTCATTGGACACAATATTAACAGCACAATCACCGATATTGTCAAAATATTATCCTAAAATTGCGCGATTTGTGAATGCGATGGAATCTGATGTGATGATTACATCAAATCCTGTAATTGTCAGTAAGATAAATTCGATCATAACAAAAATAAACAAAGTTACTGGTGCGGTAACATGTGCATCATTGAATTGTGCATGTCCAGAACAAAAAAAATGTCCTGTGCAGGAAGTATGCTATATGAATATAGCGTACATCGTTATAGGATTCCTTGTTGTAATTATTATTGGTTTTTTATTGAAATTATTCAAGTAATTTTATTATGAAATAGATTCGCATGTTATAATTGATGAATTTTTAGTGTCAAGAGTTTCAGTTGATTCCATTTTATTTATTATACATTTTTGTGCGAGTGGACTTGAACAAATTTCCCTTTTAATATATTTTTCGCTATAAAATGTTTTTTCATATGTTTGTTGCTTGGTGTATACATTGATATCCAATAAAGCATAGTCCAAAATTTCCCTGATATGTTCAACGAGAATGCATTTAAAACCATTATCAAATAATATTTTATTTGTTTCTTTTAATTTTTCGATATCTTTTTCGTTTTCTTTTGGTACAAATACTAAATTTACTCCAGCTTTTTTTGCTCCTGGTAATTTATATTCCAATCCACCTATTGCTGAAATATATCCATCTTGGTCAATTTCTCCTGTCAAACCAATATTGTTTTTAACTTGTTTATCCAAAATAACTGATAAGAATGCCAGAGTAAAAGCTGATCCGGCTGATGGTCCATCTTTTGGAGTGGCGCCATCTGGTGTATGAATATGCAGTCCTTCATTATATTTTTTGAAAAAAAAGTTTCTGTATTTTTTATGTGTTAAATTAATTGCGACAGTAAATGCAAAGTGCACGGATTCTTTCATAGTTGAACCTTGTTTTCCTGTCAATTTAAGTTTAAATTTGGAAGAATTATAATTTTTGTAAATAAGAATTGGAATAATACCGCCAGATCCCATACTTGTTGCATATAATCCATTTACAGTTCCAATTTTTGGAACATCATTTATTTTTTTAATATTCAATGTTGGTTTCTTGATGTATTTATCGATAATATCTTTAGTGATGGTTATACATTTATTTTTATTGTTATCAGCAAATAAATCTTGACAAAGTATACGATCAATATTTAATTTTGAGAATATTTTATCCATTTTTCTTTTAATATTTCTCATACCTGCTTCCATTGTATACATATCAATCAAATACAAGGCATCGGATTTTTCTATTTTAATGTCATAATCACTGAATCCAAAATCTTCTTTTAAATCTTTAATTACAAAATTATTTATGATGTTTACTTTGTCTTCAGAAGTGTACGATTGAACATTTATAATTTCCATTCTATCCAATAAAATTGGGTCTATTTTTTCCTTATCATTGAAAGCAAACACAAATAAAACTTCATTTATTGGAAATTTGACATCTTGAAAGAAATTGTCAATAAATTCATTGTTAGATGTTGTGTCTGTTATGTGTAACAATGAATTGTATATTTCATTGACACCATTGTGCCACGCAGTTTTATCTAATTCATCAAAAAACATAATGCATCGTGACTTTCCTGCTTCGACCATTCTTTTTATAATGAGTCCTGGCACTGCGCCACTATATGTAATTAAATGTCCGTTTAATATAGCACCATCTTCCATTCCACCGAGAGGAATTTGCGTAAATGGAATATCCAATGCTTCACCTAATTTTTTTGCAATTAATGTTTTACCAACTCCAGGCGGACCCATCAATCCAATTGATTTTCCTGCTCCTTTGGGATTACTAAACCATTTACCAATCAATTCAACAACTGTTTCTTTGCATTCGTTGTGCCCATATACTTTGTCGTTAAGTTTATTGCGTATATTTAAAATCATTTCTTTTTTTTTTTCCATATCGTGATTGTGCATTGTAAAAATATTATTACTGCTTTTACCTATCCATGGGAAATCAATCAATGTTTTCACAAATGTTAATTGTTTGTAATATTCAGTATTTCCTGATTTCATTTCTGATAATTTTGATAAAACCAATTTTTTAATTTTGTCTGGCATGCAAGGATTCATCATTAATTGTCGTTTTAAATCAATATCATCAATATCGAGATTATTTAATTTTTCAATTTCATATTTTATTGATGATCCTGTTTTGGCAAGTTTAAGTCTTGCTTGTAAATTTAAGTGTTTGTGAATAACATCTGCGATTATCGTGGAACCAATTTTTGATTCTTTCACTAAACCAAACAATAAACCTGCATTATTAGCACATTGCATATTTTGCTCTCCATTATTATTTGAGTTAATATATTCATTTCCGAACAATAATAATTTTATTATATTGAATTTATTTTTAAGATTTGATTGGATAAATTCCTCGAATAATTGCTTGAATGAAGCATTTGTGTATTTTTGAAATAATCCATAATCATTGGAGAGTAAAGCATTGTATGTTTTTTCATTATTGGTTAATAATTCACCAATTGTTAGAGTATTGATATGGAGATATTTAAAATTTTGAGGTATTGATTTTTTTTTGTTCAGTGTTGAATCGATAAATTCATTTTTTTTTTTATTTAGTAAAGTACCATAAATTTGAGAAGTGCGTAATTTTGCATTAATACAATCATAATTAAAAAATCCGTATACATTAATACAAAAAGGATTTGCACAACATGTTGCATTAATTTTAATTTTATAAAAATTGTCCAATAATATTTCATACTTAATGGGTATATGCGTTTCATGTTCAATACACACAAAGTTTTTATTTTCGATATTTTCACTTGGAGATATATACAAAGGATTAAATGCGTCCAATAATATTTCTATTAAATTTTTATCCATTTCATCTGAAAATAAAATGTCCAAATTAATTTTTGTAAAGAAAAAAATAATATTTGCAATCGATGAAGTACCTGTGCTTGATATTAATTCTTTTATCATATTATCTATTTCAAAAAAATTAAAAATGTAATTGTTATTATCTTCAATATCAACATAATTTATAAAATTATTAACAAAAAAATCTTTAATATATTGTTGTGTATTTGTGTTTGCGCGCATTTGTATTCTTGCCATTAATTTATCAAAATTATTTATATGTATTAATGAATTGTCGCTTACTGTACCATCAATATTTTCATCTTTTATTTTTTCTTTATGTTGTACTTCAAATTTTGTGCTTATTGTATTTATTGTATTGTTATATGACGCGTGCAATGTTTTCAAAATATCATTTATTGTTTTCATATATCTGGAATTTTCGTTTAAAGAAATAATGTGTTCACAATGTAATTTTTCAATATGATAAATTGTTTTGTGTAATATGTTTACTCTTTTGATGTATTCTTTTTTCATCACATTGATAATTAGTTCATCTTTATTCATTGTAATTATATAAATATGAATATAAACTTTTACATAATATCGCACATTACGGTACAATAAAAATAAATATAAATATAAAAAATCGCACTCAAACAAAAAAAAAATCAATGCTATATTATATAAATTATGGATCAACCGCAAGAAAATGAAAATAACAATTTGCCTCAACAAGAACAACCTCAAGTCAACGCACCAGTAGCTGAGGCGCCAGTTGTTGATGCTTCGGTAGCTGATACATCAGTAGCTGATACATCAGTAGCTGATGCACCAGTGGCTGATGCACCAGTAGCTGATGCACCAGTAGCTGATGCACCAGTAGCTGATGCACCAGTAGCTGATGCACCAGTAGCTGATGCACCAGTAACTGATGCACCAGTAGCTGAGATGTTAGTTGATAATGCACAAGTTGATAATGCACAAGTTGATAATGCACAAGTTGATAATGCACAAGTTGATAATGCACAAGTTGATAATGCACAAGTTGATAATGCACAAGTTGATAATGCGCCAACAGCTGATGTGTCAACAGCTGATGTGCCAGTAGCTGATATACATCAAGAAACCATGCATGTTGAAGAAAAACAAAATGATAATAATTTGTCTGATGTTTTTCATGATAGTGAATTTAAAAATGTTGAAATGACGGAAGTTGTATCGAATGGAACGTGGATGGAAGATGTTAAGGAAAAATCAGGTATTGATTTTGTAAAATTTGAAGCAAATTTTTTAAAAAGCAAACGAGAAAAATCGAGTATAGATGTGACAACATTGCAAATCGTTGATACAAATATAGAAAAAGATCAAATGCAAGATTTTATGGAACATGTGTATTCGCATATTTTATCGTACAAAACATCTCTGGGAATAGGATCGGTAGAAAAAAAACTTGCAATTAATACTGAATATAAACACATGTTAATGAGCAAACATATTAATATGTTGGAGTATGTTCATTCAGAATGGAAATGGACTGATGTATATGATTTGGATTTTGCATCATACGAAATTCGCAATAAGGAAAATATAACAGTATCTGATACATTTAGAGAAACATTGAAAACACATTTAGATTATTCGAATGATTGTTATGTTAGCAAATATGTATTTGTTCGTTTAAGAAATGATACATATAATTTATTTGTTATTATTGGAAAAAGAAATATCGTTACATCACAATTATACAATTTATTTGCAAAACAGGCGGCAGAAGCATTCGACACAACAACAAGCAATCTTATTACAACAATAGCATCAGTAAAAAGCAATATGGTAGCAAAATTTATTAATCAACATAAAATAGTTCTTAATAACTTGAACACATTTAAAACATCATCGGAAAAGGTGCAAAGTGAATTGAGTGCACAAATTGAACAAAATAAAAATGAGAATAATAAAGACATTGCAGCAATGAGTGCTAATTTGAATAAGCTTGTTGCTCGTGTCAATGACAATAAAGTACAAAATGATGAATTATTAAATGGATTGAAAGATTTGCAATCAAAATCTATCGAGGATTTTAAAAATGAATTGTTATCTGTGTCACAATTGAGCGAACAAAATAATGCGAATCAAACAAATGCTTTGGCACAAATGAGAGAAATGCAAGATCAAGTAACTGATGAATTGAGGGCTGGTATTGCCAATCACGATGAAAAATTATCTCAAATCAATATTGAATTAAAAACAAAAGTTGATGAATTAGAAAAAACATTGGCAGAACAATCGATCGTGATAAATCAACAAAAGGAAACATTTGGTAATTTGATAAGTGCGCTTCAATCGACGCTCGAGGATTTGTGTGGTAAATTGGAAGAAGTGGTAACTGTTGCTTTTCCAAATGGAAAATCAGTGATAAAGGTGTAATAGTTATTCAATAAAATATAAGTAAATTATTTTTACGCATTAAAATAATTTATATCACTAATAATTTTATAAAATATCAAAATATTATATATACAATGGATTCAATCTCAAGTTGGTCATGTCCATGTGGCAACATAGATATCAAATCAAGTGATGTATATAGTGCGACCAAAGCAACAAAAAAAGCCATGGATAACGGAAATTTAAGTGATAATGAAAAGCCAATGGGTGCTGAAGCTATTGCGATAATGTCAAGAGAGCAATTATTGTTTGAATTTGCGAGCAATGTGACAGAATTTATTACGAAAATAAAATCATTTGAGGATTTGGAAGTTCCAAATATTGAAAATATTAATTTTCCGAGAATAGTGTTGGTGGGAACTCAAACAAGTGGTAAAAGTTCGTTCATTAATAATTTAATAAATATGGATTTGATGCCAACGGGTGATAATATGGTTACAAGATCACCAGTTCATATAAAAGTTATTAATAACGCAACGAACACACAAGACAAAGTTTCAATATTCACAATGATGAATGGTAATAAAAATTGTGTATTTACGGCAAATTTGGATTCTGTTGAAACATTTAACACATTAATATTTCAAAAAAAAATGAAAGAAGCTACAGATATGATAGCGCACAAAAATTGTATATCAGATGATCCAATCATTGTTGAAATATTGACAAAAGACAGAGACAACAAAATTAGTGCGAAAAATTTAGTGGTGGTTGATCTTCCTGGATTAGTAACAATCCCAAAAACAGATATTGGTCAACCAATGACTATAGTTGAAGATTTAAAAAATTTGGTTATGAAGGAAATATCATATCCCAATGTATATGTTCTTGTGGCTATACAAGCTAAAACGGATTTGGAAACGGACGTGGGACTGGCTGTTGTAAAAGAAATACAACGTACAAATAAAAGTTTGAAAGCAATAGGATTATTAACGAAATTAGATTTATTGGATAAAAAATCATTAAAACAATTTGATAATAATATATTCAATCCTGATGCATTGTCAAAAAGTATAGCACTAGATGGGGGATTTTATGTGATAAATAATCACAATGATACTGATGATTATTATCTCAATAAACATATATACGATAAATCATTGAGATTTATAAAAAATAATCGTTATGGGAGTCATAATTTAATGATACAATTAAAGAAAAATTTAATAGCAGGTATTAGAACGATATTGCCGGAGTTTCAAAGAAATTTGGACGCATTGGATAAAAATGTAAAATTAATGGGTCCACAAATTGGAAGTACATTGGAAGATAAACAATCAAAGACAATATACATATCATCCATTTATTATATTTTGAATAAAATGTTTGCTGATTCATTCAATGCAATGGGTAATGAACGTAATATTGGTAATGATATTAGATTTATATTTGATGATTTTGTTCGTACAATGGAAAGTTTAAATCCATTTAGTAAACAAATGTTATCTGATGAAAAATTACAAGAGATTATGGATGGATTTAACGGATATGTGCAATCAGGTGAAAATAAAACAAAACTTATATTGAGAAAATGTTTGGCAGATAAAGAGACAAAACCGATTCAACGTTTGATCGAATATGTTAATGTTTGTATACATAAATTGACAGATTCGATTTTAAAACTAGCCAATGATTTAGTGAATACGAAACCATTTGATATTTATCCTCTTGGATTAAATTCATATAAGAAAGATATTGTTGATTTTCCAAAATTTCGCGAATTCATCATGTTACACACAACAAATATCTTACTAAAATATCAAAATGAAGCTATTCAGCTTGTAGCTCAATTTTTGGCGATTCAAGAACAAAATTCAGTGTGGTCATATCAACATTCTGATTTGTCTCTTAAAAATGAACTAGAAGAATTGGACCCTGATACCAAAAGTGTATTTAAAAGACAATTTGAATCAACTATGACAATTGTTGATGTTAGAGTATTATTGAAAGCATGTTATGAACATATTGTTGCAAATTGCAAGGAATTTACTCACAAGACTGCTATCACAACTATTATTAACCAATTTGAAAATAAATATTTGATCGAAATGTTAAATGAAACTGCCAAAATTGATATTGATGAATTATTTTATGAAACTCGCTTTGATGTCAATAAAAAACGAACATATGAAAATTTAACAAAAGATATCGAAAAATTGCGCCATGATATTGACAGATTGTATACTTTTTAAAAATATATATTATTATTTATTGTTTTATTGATTTTGCTTTGCAAAATCAATAAAACAATAAATAATAATATATATTTTCACGTTTTGCAAGTATACAAACAATAAAATATTAAAAAACAATGCGGGGATAATTCATGCTTAAATCAATAAAACCCAAATATTTTATTTTTTATTGTTCGTATACATGAATTTAATCCGCAAGTATACAAACAATAAAATATTAAAAAACAATGCGGGAAATAATTCATGCTTAAATCAATAAAACCCAAATATTTTATTTTTTATTGTTCGTATACATGAATTTAATCCGCGAATGCAGAATATGAAAAATATTGAAAAAAAAAAAGAATACTACAATATATAATAATTTTATAAAAAAGAAATGTGGAATGAAATATATCCGGATAACAAAGTTGATTTGACAAGTATTAAATGTGGAAAAAGTTGGAAAAAAATGTTTGAACAATTGTATGCTGACAAGCGATTTACTAATAGGATAGAAAAAGAATTATCAAGGGAACTTGAAAAGGATAATAAGGTTCTTATTTATCCACCTCCGAAATTGGTATTTAATGCATTTAGAATTACACCAATGGAAAAAACGAGAGTTGTGATATTGGGTCAGGATCCATATTTTAATTATGAATTACATGATGGTGAAAAAATACCCCAGGCGATGGGATTATCATTTTCTGTTCCTGATGGATTCAAAATTCCGAGTTCACTTGTAAATATATACAAAAATTTAAAAAAATATAATCACATGGATATAATCCCAACACATGGCAATTTAACAAATTGGGCAAATCAAGGATGCTTAATGCTAAATACATCCTTGACGGTAAAGGATGGTGAAAAAAATTGTCATCAACATATTTGGAATTGGTTTACGAATCAAATAATAGAATATATATCATTAAATATTGATCATGTTGTGTTTATATTATGGGGCGGGAATGCATATGAAAAGGTTGAATTGATTGATAAAACTAAACATATGATGATAATTTCATCGCATCCATCAGGATTATCTGCAAATAAACCAATGAAGGAATTTCCTGCGTTTTTTAATGAGGATTGTTTTGGCAAAACAAATGAACAATTAAAAAAATGGGGATATGAAGAAATAGACTGGAAATTATAAATTATTATATGCGTAATATATGTGTTTTTTTATTTTTTATTTATTTTTTATTTATTGGGAATTAAAACCATATAAAAAATTGAAAAATATATAACATAATCTTATATCATCCAGATGACTGTGAAAAATCCAATGGTAAAAAATGATAGTGAAAAAAATCAAAAATCGAAACTGAATTCGAAATTAACAGCAGTCACTTTGAATAATGTAAATGATCTGTCAACTGATGACTCGTTTCGGCTTTCTGATTTAATGCTAAATAAGGAAAATTATATTTATAGACATTTGTATGATTCTTACAACAAATTTATAGAAGAAGATGTGAAAAATTTTTTGGAATATGAAGATCATGTATTTACGGAAAGTATTACTTATTCAACATATTATAGATATTGGTATAAATTTGACAATGTTCGTGTTCAAGAACCAATGATGAACAATGGAGTTGAATTATTGTTTCCGTCAATGGCGCGCCATAAAAATTTGACATATTCGATAAAAGTGTATGCCGATGTCACACAATATCAAGATGTAATAGATATATCATCTGGTGAAAAGAAAGTGAATATGGTTGGTGAACCAATGAAAAATTTTGTGGTGGCAATTTTACCATTGATGGTAAGATCAAAATGGTGTTCACTGAATATCCATAAACACAAGGAAACAGAGGAGTGTGATTATGATCCGGGTGCATATTTTATTGTGAAAGGGGGGGAAAAAGTTGTTATTTGTCAAGAGCGCATGGTTGATAACAAGCCTTTAGTTTTCAATAAAAAAGATGTTGGTTTGTATGTTCAAATTAATTCACGTTCTTATCGTCCAATGAATAATATTCAACCATTTTCGATTCGTTTTAACAAGAGCAATGTGATTATTGCAAAATCGCCAATATTGAATGAATTTAATGTAATTGTGTTGATTAAAGCGTGTGGAATGGAATCTGATAAAACAATTATCGAATATATTACTGGTGATATACATGACAATGACATGGTAGAATTAATTAGAAATTCACTTGATGCATGTAGAAATGATAAAGGAATAAAAATTTCATTTCAAGAAGAGGCATTGGATTATTTAATAAGTAAATCAAAAGTGTTGGATAAAAAATACAATCAAAATGACAAGGATATTAAACATGCACAAAAAAAGCATTTTATTGTTAATTTATTAAAGCAAAATATTCTTCCACATGTTCACGGTGGATTGATGGAAAAAGCATATCAAATTTGTTATTGTATAAATAAATTATTGAAGGCACAATTGAAAAAAATAAATCTTGATGATCGCGATTCATTTGTCAATAAACGTATTGATTCTGTTGGTGATTTGATGTTTGAATTATATAAACAACAACATAAGAAAATGATGAGTGAATGTAAGCGTTTCTTTGATTTGCGAAATAAATCAAATGAAAAACCATTACCGATTATTAACACGATTAAACCATCAGTAATTGAACAAGGATTCAATGCATTTTTATCAACTGGACATTTACTTCGTCGTCAAGGTGTAGCGCAAATATTGCAAAGATTAACGTATTTATATATGATATCATTGTTGCGAAGAATTGATGCTCCAGGATCGAGCGAATCAACAATGAAATTGACAACGCCAAGACATTTGCATCCATCAAGTGTTGGATTTTTGTGTTGCGTAACAGGTGATACAGAAATTACACAATATGACGGATCAATTAAATTGATTGAAAATATGACGAATCAGGATAAGGTGTTGACATTATATCAAGAAGATTTGACTGAAACATTTACTGAAATTAAGAATTTTTTCAAAAAGGAAAAACAACCAATTCTCAAAATAACAACAATTACGGGGCGATCATTAAGATGTACTCCTGACCATCCTTTACTTGTATATTCGCATGGAGAATATGAAATGATGGATGCGAGAGAATTGCGTCAAGGACATATGGTAATTCTTCGACCAAAAGATTATAAAAATCAAACAGGATCGCAAATAGAATATGAAAATTATTGCAAGTATACAATGAATGAAAAAGGAAAACAACCGATATCAGAATTGGATTTTATACGAAAATATTTTATTAATGATAATGTTGTGACTGTTCCAATTGAATTTATTGAACAACAAGAACCAGAGGATGTATATGATTTTACAACAATAATTGATTCTCATACTCTAGTGGCAAACGGATTTGTCACATCAAATTGTATTGAAACACCAGAACATGCAAAAATTGGATTAACAAAACATCTTTCAATGATTGGAAGTATAAGTATTATGTCAAGAGAACAATATTACATTATTTATGATTATTTAACGACACATAAATTAGTAAAAAAAATTCGCGAAGTTCCGCCAAGTGAATTGCGTGAATATAATATGTATAAGGTATTTTTGAATGGTGATTGGATAGGTTTAACAAATAAATTTATGGAATTATCGGATGATTTAGACAATATGAAAACAGGTGGATTTTTTGATCAAAAGAATACATCAATAGTTCGCGATGATGATCTTGGGGAAATTCGTGTTTATTGTGATAGCGGTAGATTATATCGTCCAGTGTTGAAAGTTACAAATAATGTTGTCAATTTGAAGAAAAAACAAATCGATGAAATATCTCTCGATATGACAACAAAGGATCCAAACAAAGTATACAATTGGGATGAATTTTTAATTAAAAATGCGGATGCAATCGAATATATTGATTCAGAATTGCAACCGTATGTTATGATAGCGCCTAAAATTAAATATGTTGAAGATATGAGACAACGTATGATTTCATCTATTGATAAAGTGAAAGATATAAAATCGACTCATGTTGATAATCGATATGATGATATGACATATGTGAAATACAATTATTGTGAAATTCATCCTCATTTGTTGATGGGTGAAATTATGATTAATGTTCCTTTTGCGAATCGCAATCAAGGACCGCGTAATATCTTTCAGTATGCTAAATCCTTTGGCTAAAAACCCTGAAATTGTAAAATACTGAGTCCTAATATTGTATTGGTGTTATCACGACCAATATGATTGATCCGTAATGGATAAGGATAAACATGTGATACTGCGCAATTTGTGAATTTTGCTGCAAGGGTTAGTCGAAACAGAAGAAATATTCCAAAATGAATTGAATCGAGAATGAGCGAGATATTCATAAAATAAAATTAATGTTTCGGCGAGACACGTGAAAAAAGTCAATACACGACCACGTGGGGAGACTTTGAGTTACTCAATCTTAACTCTAACAGACTGCGCTGGATTCTTGGTGACAAGAGTAATAATGATGATATATCATTATAAGACCAGCTATGGCACGTGTCGGTGGGCTACTATTATTAGGGTCTGCTTAATGTACAGTCGGAATCCGACAGTAATTTAAGTCATTGATTACTGGGAACTATTTTCTGAAAAGAAAACGAGAACATAATGTGTTGTGGTTATAAATGTTATTAAGCATTGGCACATATGGTCGGATATCGCAAGGAAGACAAGCAATGACAATTTATGCAACAAATTATCGTAGCAGATTAGATATTAGTTTCATTTTGTACAAGCCACAACGTAATTTAGTACATACACGAGGAAGTGTATATACAAATACGCGATTTATTCCCACTGGGGAAAATTGTCAAGTGGCAATCGCATGTTATACGGGGTAAAATGGTTGTGCCCCTGTCATAGTAAAAGCTATGGCAAGTCGAAATGTGTTCGGCTACGCTGTTAAATTGCGGGGAACTCCTGTAAAATGATGATAAAAAGGCTTAAAATAATAAAACTTTTAATAAATATATAAATTATGAATGAAAAAGATATAAATATTTGCACAAAATGCAAAGGTGATAAAAATATCAATGGCTTTGTAAAAAATAAATCAATATGCAAAAAATGCAAATCTGTCAATAATAAAGAATATAGGGAAAAAAACAAAGAAAAAATTTCTGAAAAAGCCAAAGCAAAATATGAAGAAACTCACCCAAAACAACCGGATGTTGATCCAAATATTTGTACAATTTGTAAAGGCGATAAAAATATCATTGGATTCGTCGCAAAACGAACTATTTGTAAAAATTGCAAACATGATGAAGAACACAAATACAATACAAAAAATAAAGAAAAACTTGTCGAATATCACAAGATTTATTATGAAACAAATCGCCCTGAAAAAAATGTAAAAATGGATGAAAATTCTAATATTTGTACAAATTGCAATGGCGATAAAAATATCAATGGATTTGCACCGCATCGAAAAATTTGTAAATTATGTGTAAATCAAAAATGCAAAGATTATAAAAAAAATAATCCTGCAATTATTTCAGCATATAACAAAAAGTATAAATCTGATCATGCTGATGAAATTGCAATTTATAATGCTAAATATTTTGATGAACATCGTGATGAAATTATTAATCGTCATAATTTGCGTATGAAGGAGAGAAAAAAAATAGATCCACAATATAAATTATTTTGCACAACAAGATTACGAATTCTTGGTGCATTCAATAAAGCAAATAACAAAAATACAAGCGATACAAAATTAATCAAGCATTCAAAAACTATTGAATTATTGGGATGTTCTATTGAATTTTTCATAGACTGGATGAAATTTCAATTTGAAGATGGTATGACATTAGAAAATCATGGTTCCGTATGGCATATTGATCACATCATACCATGTACGGCATTTGATATTGGCAAACAGGATGATATTGAAAAATGTTTTAATTGGAAAAATACCCAGCCATTATTCGTATCCGAAAATCTTAAAAAAAATAATAAAATATATGATGAACATATTGAGAGAAATAAAAAAAGAATTACAGAATTTTTAAAAATACAAGAAGCCAAAAATCATCATAAAAAATTTTAACAACCAAATTATGATAGAAATATCATAATGGCTATGGGGAAACTCATAGGTATGGTAAAATCGTTAAAATAGGGATGATCCGCATCCAAGCACCTAATACAAAATTTTGTTATGGTGATGGTTCAACGACTAAACAATAGCGGGCTCATTGATGGGCTCAAGATATAGTCTACTCCACACAGTAATGTGTTTTAAATGTAGGTTCAAATACATACACATCATTTAGTGTATTTTTACCGAGTTTTAAAGTCCTATGACTCCGATAGGAAATAATCGGAAGATGGAATTATATTCTATCTTTGTGTTTGTTAAGTATTTCTAATCGAAATTTGACATGTTTTTGAATTATAAAAATTTTTTCAAAAACATAATAAATTTGATTGGAATTTGCAAATAAACATATCGAGGATGGTAAAATTGCGACAATCAAGAAGACAGTCTCATCTTTAACAAGACCTCGATACAAAGGGGTAAGTTTCGCGCGATGAGCGTAAAAAAGTACATATTGACAGTACAAACTAATCAATCAACTGCACAAGACGATATATTGACGAAGCCAGATCCATCGAGAGTGTCAGGAACTAAAAATGGATCATATGAAAAATTAAATGATAAAGGATATGTGGATGAAGAAACTGTAGTGGAATATAATGATGCAATTTTAGGCAAAATTACTCCAGTTTCGGATAATGTAAATGCGAATAGCAAACCATACAGATGCACATCAGAATTTTACAAATTGGGTGTGCCTGGTGTGGTAGATAGAGTGTATTTGAATACATCTAATCAAGATGGATACGAAACAAGAAAATTAAGTATACGTTCGGAACGTGTACCAACAATAGGAGATAAATACTGTTCGTTGCACGGGCTAGTTGTTTACCCAAAAACCTTTAAATTACATGAACAAAAATGTTCAGGCTTTCTACCGCGAGGCGAAAGTAAGGTTAGTCAAAACGAAAAAATTAATTTGAATCGTTGTAGCGAGATAATTAAATAGTTTTGGCAAGACGCGTGAAAACAGTCAACATATGGTCAAATATGAAGACTGTGGGTGTCTACAAACATCCTAAACGACTGCGCTGGATTCTTGGAAACAAGAGTAATCACATAGGTGAATGAGACCAGCTATGGCACGCGCCGGTGTTCCATTCAATAATTAATAATTATTGAAGGAATGCTTAATGTACAGTCTGAACCAGCAATGCAATTGCGTTGGGAACTACCACAGTTAACGTTAATTAGTGGCGAGAACTTTATCAGTATTGACAATAAAAGAGCTGATGAAGGCTGGTTTGAAAAAGGCACGATAGGTATTCTTTTGGATGGTATAGATATGCCATTCAATAAACATGGTATAAGACCGGATATTATATTGAATCCGAATGCAATTCCATCACGTATGACAGTTGGTCAAATTGTAGAATGTTTGGTAGGAAAGGCAGCAGTTTTACAAGGATATGATTGTGATGGAACACCATTCGAGGATTATGATTTGAATAATGTGGAAAAAGTGTTGGAATCACTTGGCTACAATGGGAAAGGAACAGAGGAGTTATACAATGGTATGACAGGAGAGAAAATGAAAGTGAAGGTATTTTTTGGACCTACATATTACCAACGATTAAAACATTTAGTGGCGGATAAGATCGAATTGGTCTTTGTCGTCTCAAAAGGACGGCAAGTCGTATGGCAACGGCAACATTTTCAAACTGGCGGGAACTTCTTTGAAACAAATAGTACTAAATCATAATAGCGATATTGTGATGGTGACAGCTAATCACTGTCAGTACGCTTTTATTTTCATTTTCGCTTTGCGAAAATGAAACAAAAAGCGCTCAATTTTACCTTTTGCGTATACAAAAGTAAAATTGTGTAGTAAAAATCTATTTGTATTGAGAAAATCCGCAACCAAATTTCTCGAAAGAGAAAGAGGCTCAGAGGATAGATGGAAATGGTAGCGTGACAGCTATTAAAGTATATCCCATTCCAATCGGAAACGATTCTATAATGTAGTTATCAATATTTGCCATAAAAGTTATTGATGATGAATTTATAGGTACTATGACTTCAAGAGGAAATGCTTGAACGAGTATGGTATATAAGTCATTCGCGCGCGAGAGGTCCAAAAACAAGCTTGACAAGACAGGCTCCGGAAGGAAGATCGCGTGATTTATTTAACCATAAGTCACAGTCCATTCAAAAGATGGGCTAATTGGAGAGCATACAGTAACGCATTTAAATTGCGAGAACACCTTAAAACACTTTGCGATAAAAATTGACTTAGAAATATATTATTGTATACAATAAATAAAAAATATACATAATGGAAGAATGGAAAAATGTTAAGACAGATATAGACAATATCGATAATTCTTATTTGGTATCAAATTTAGGAAATATAAAATCATTGAAACATAATAAGGAAAGAATATTAATTCCGCATCCGCGAACAGGTTATTTGGCGGTTAGTTTGTCCGATGATGATTCAGGCAAACATAAGACATATAATATTCATAATTTGGTGGCAACTGCATTTATAGGGAAAAAAGATAAAATGATTGTTAATCATATAAATGGTAACAAATTCGATAACAGGGTTGTAAATTTGGAAAACATTTCATCTCGCGAAAACATAATACATGCACTAAAAACGGGACTAAAAAAACCATCCAGTAGAAAAATCAATCAATATAATATGGGAGGTATATTTATTAAATCATTCAATTCAATAAGGGAAGCAGAAAAAATAACTGGAGCATCCGAAAAACATATATCAGCAGTGTGTAAAAATAAAAGAAAAAGTACTGGAGGTTTTATATGGAAATATGATGTGCCAGACGAGGAACATAAAATTGATATAACAGATACAAAAAATGTAAAAAAAATCGATAATTTCGATAATTATTATATCACGCGAGATGGTAAAGTATACAGCAAGATACAAAATAAAATATTAAAAACAAAATTTGACCCAGATGGATACGAATTAGTTTCATTACGAATGCAAGGTATTAAAAATTTAAGAGAAGATACATCAATTCATAGATTAATAGCAAAATACTTTATTCCAAATCCAAATAATTATCCAATGGTTAATCATATTGACGCAAATAAATCCAATAATAATATTGATAACCTTGAATGGTGTAGTTATTCACATAATATGAAACATCATGTCAAATTACAAAAAGCAAAGTGCGAAGCAAACGGTACTAAACCATAGTAGCGATATTATGGTGGCGTATGGGAAACCAACACGGTACAGTAAAAATCCGTTTGTATGGAGGCAATTCGCATCAAGTGAACTCACTGAGTTTGTTGATCAACGACCAAATATTTGCGGGGTAAAATATATAATTTTATCTCAAGATATGGTCTATCCCTATCAGAAATGATATTGCAACGTAGTCGTTAGTATTATGCTCTTAAAGTTACTAATGCCGAAATTGTGAGCACTATGACCCCATGATGAAATGCGTGGGCGAGTGTGGTATAAGAGGGCGGTTTGAGGGTTTTTCATCTGATTAGCCCATGTGCAAGATAAAACTTGTGCAAGTCGATGATATGGTCGGCAACACGTCCAAATTACGGGAAGTTCTCGTTGTTTGTTAGATTAAGAACAACTGAAATCTTTATTCCGAAACCAATGTAGGAAACTTATTGGTGGCTACAGGGAAAACTTGTAGGTATCGGCACAATATAAAGATAGAGATAATCCGTAACCAAGATTCTAAGTCCGTTATGTCAGGATATGAATACGGTTAAACGACTGGAAGGAGGTGCGCATGAAGTGATTGACAATTTCTAATGATTGCGTAAGGTACAGTCTAATCCCATCCGCGAGGATGTTGTATACTTAGATTTGTAGTTCCCATATCAATAGAACTATATTATCGAATATACAAGCACATCAAAAAATCAAATTATTTTGATTTTATGTGTGGTAGTAATGTGGTGAGATCGAAACGTTCAGGTCTCTGTCGTATCAAAAGTACGGCAAGTTGGAGAGCATCCAGCAATGTATTTAAATTGCGAGAACACCTTGGAAACAAACGGTACTAAACACAATGGCAACATTGTTGTGGCGACAGCGAAAGCTAATCGGTGTAGTAACAATCTGTTTGTATGGAGGCAATTCGCATCAAGTAAACTCATGAAGTTTGCTGATCAACGCACAAATATTTACAGTGCGAAATATAAAAATTTCGTATCAAGAAATGTGCTACTCCAATCGGAAACGATTTCATAATGTAGTCATTAGTATTATGCTCTTAAGTTACTAATGCCGAAATTATGAACGCTGTGACCTTAGAAGGAAATGTCTAAGCGAGCGTGGTATAAAGGGGAACGTGATGCATTTATAGCGCATGGATTAGGCAAATCGTTAAAAGAAAAGTTATTGGATAATTCCGATGCATTCATAACATTTGTATGTGATAAATGTGGCTTTTTTGCACAGCGGTTTGATAGACCGGAAAACAGGGCATATATGTCAGAAAATGATACATATTATTGTCCAGCATGTGAGAATTTTAATGACATTAGTAAAGTGCGAATTCCATATGCATTTAAATTGTTTTTGCATGAATTGATGGCGCTGAACATTGCACCGAGAATTCAATGCAAACAAGATTTACATGAATAAATTTAATTTTTTTATATATTTTTGCGTTTTTTTGATATAATAAATAATATTGTTTATTATGTATTTATGTACAGGTTTACAACGGAAAACAAATCATATTATTTCAAATTTAATGGGAATGAAAATCTAATTTTTTATGTGGAACAACAACCCAAATTTGAAAGTTTATTGGAACAAAAAAAACAATATATACAACAACCCACAACAAAATCATCGGACTTTAATATTTTATGCCATATGAAACACAAAATAAATAAGGAAAATGTAAAAGCTATATATAAAGTCAATGATGGATCGACAGGAAAAACATTTATAATATTAAACAATATGAATGGCATAATTGTACATCATGGTTCGGGAAAGTATATCATAGGAGAAGATACTGGAAATATTTCAAGAGAAATACATTTACCACAATATCTTGGTAATAAAAGATATGGTGAATAGCAACAACGTCAAAACAATATTTTTATTCATCATTCATTCCAATATCAGAGTCTGATTCCCAATCAATATTGAAAAAATATAATTTTTCATTGGTTTTAATATTGTCAATTAAATCTCTATAGCAGAATTTTGTTGAACATAATGTTGTAAATAATTCGCATAATTTCCATAATTCAATATCAGGACATTCTTTATCTCTGCATTCTTTTATTAATGTTAAATTGATGAAAGGTCGCTTATCTTTTGTATTTTTTTTTAATATTAAATGATTATTGAAATACATATTGTTCGTGATATAATATTTAATGTCATCATTTATCATTTCACCATCTTCAATAAAATCATATTTTAAAAGTACACATGACTCACCAAATTTAAGATTGATTGATTCTGTAAATAATTTTTTATCATGATATGTGATGCTATAATTTTCAACAGTAAAATTATCGGGATTTTGTATATTTTCAATCTTTAAAAAATCATCAAGTTTTTTATTTAATATATTTTTCATCATTATATTTTCATATCTATCACAAATAATTCTACAATTATCAAGATGTTTAAGAACTAGCTTTTTTTGATCATTATATTTATTTAATAATAAAATAAATTCGCTTTCGACAGTTTCCATTATAATTTATTGTGATGATTATTTTTCTTTTGTTTCACCGCAATATATAAATTAGTTACATTGGATAAATATTGAAATTTTAATATTTTCTGGTTAAAGAAATATAATATAATACATAATATTAAATGGCATCATTGGCATATCAAACAAAGAAAGATTCAACAACAATACAAAACGATGTATTAATAAATATTATGAAAATGTTGGCGGATAGGAAATGGATATTACGTGAAAATATACAATCAAATGTAGCAACTATCATAAAAAATAAAAACGATGATAATATTTACACAATAAAATTGGATATAAAACTATCAAACTGTGAAACATATGATCCATTTGAGGATAAGACAAAATGGAAAAATTTTGTTGATAACACTGTCGCACTTATTTTTGTGGGACAAAAAATAAATACAAAAATCCAATCAGTAACGGATTTTGTCAGTAAGTATACAAATATGCATAAAATTATTATTGGAGAAGAAGCGACAGAAAGAGGAAAACATTTAATCATGCAACAAACGAACAATAGATGTGTAGAAGTGTTTGTTGAGAATGAATTTTTGATGAATTTGTTGGAGCACGTTTGCAGTCCGAAATACGAAATATTAACATTGACTGAAGCTGATAAAATGCGAGAAGATTATAATGCAACGAAACGACAAATGCCGAAAATGTATGATAACGATATGGCATCCAGATATTTTTATTTAAAAAAAAATCAAACTGTTCGAATAATTCGCAATACTGAAAATACCGCAGAAAGCATATCATATCGTTATGTTGTACATAAGGGTAACACTGCAATGTAAGTAAAAATTGAAAATTCCACATATTATTATTTTTATTAATCAAATTAATAAAAACAATACAAAAACATAAACAACTTTTTTTGGACTTACAATGGGAAATGGATTACAAAAGCCCGTTTCATGCGTTCAAATAGAACGTGTGAAAACATCATATTTATATGGAGCATATGCCAATATGAATGGTGCGCGAAAAAACAATGAAGATGCTCATGTATTTTATCAAGATGAAAATAAAAAATTAAATATCAATGGTGTATTTGATGGGCACGGAGGGAATAAATGCTCAAATTATATTGCTGAAAATCTACCAAAAATGATTCAAAATTATTTGGAAAAAGGTCGCAGTATTTCTGATGCATGTATTGATATGGATACAGAATTTTTAAAACATTATGAAACAGATATGTCCGGAACAACGGCAACATTTTCAGTCGTTAAGAAAATCGATAATCAATATTATGTATCAATCTGTAATATTGGCGATAGTTTTACATTGGTATTGAAAAAACAAAAAAATGATAATGAGGAAAATATGGAACAAAATATGAATCTTTCATTTACATCAAAAGAACATAAACCATCTGATGATGATGAGCGCGAAAGAATTGTTCGATATGGAGGGCAAGTTTTAATGAATCGAGTAAATGGTGGTTTGGCTGTTTCACGTGCTTTTGGTGATAGGGATTATAAGAAAGGATCAGAAAGCAATCCTAATGGATCATTAGTAATATCTGTTCCTGATGTAACTGATGTTATGTGTGATGAGGGTGATGTCATAGTTCATATTTGTGATGGCATTACAGAAAGAAATACAATTGATGAAATCGTTAAATTAATTTCTGATAATATTGATAATCATAAGGATTTGGCTGTATTATGCTCTGTTGTTTGTATTGAAGCGTTAAAAAGTGGCAGTACAGATAATTTATCATGCATGATTTTAAAATTGGGCGATTATTCCGGACAACAATATGCACAATATGATTTTATCCCCGGACCGTTTTGCTCCGAGCGACATGATTTTATCAAAGCATATCGAGAAGCATGTGAATTTAATGGTACAACACTTGAAGATGCGCTTGATAAACGATTAAAATTAATTGATAAATACGATGCAAAATTAAATGAACTTATGAATACTTTTGCTGAAATAGAAATTTCAACAGAAAATGATCAAGAAAAACAATTGATGGAAGATGAATCTACACAAGATAAACAACCAACGTTCGAATTAATAAATAATGAAAAATCATTAATTGAAGAAATAGAAGATATTTTATTATTTATGGATTACATAAAACCAATTGATATTGACGAGGAAAAAAGAATAATTTTGTCTTTGATAAAAACAGGCATTTCCACTTAATAATTATTATAAAATATTAACAATATTTATTTTTTTATTGTAAAAAAATTGATTTCAATATATATGAATATAAAAATAAAAATAAAACAAGAATATAAATCTATACACAATGTCGAAAACTTTGGTTATTATTGAAGCACCGAATAAAAGAGTTAAACTTGAACATATATTGGGTGATGATTATATTGTTAAAGCAAGTGTGGGACACATTATGGATTTAGACCCAAAAACATTATCGGTTGATGTTGATAATGATTTTGAACCAACATATATCATAAATAAGGATAAACACGATGTGGTTGATTCATTAAAAGAAGCTCATAAAAAAGCGAAAGAAACAATTATAGCGTCAGATGATGATGCGGAAGGTGCATTCATAGCATATAGTATAGCAAATGTATTAAAGTTAAAAAATCCTCGACGCATAATATTTCATGAAGTTACAAATGATGCAATATTAAAGGCAATAAAAAAACCAGAACCAATAGATAATTGCAAGGTAGAAAGTCAACAAACTCGTCGTATTCTCGATAGATTAATTGGATATATGATATCACCGTTGTTGTGGAAAGTTATGAATGCTGGGGCATTATCATCTGGAAGAGTACAATCTCCAGTTGTAAGACTTATTATGGAACAACATAAAAAAGTGAAGGAATTTTTTGAAACTGATCATCAATCATTTTACAAAGTATCGGCTGAATTTGAAAAAAAATATAAAGCATTATTGTATACATCTAAAACATTTGATACAGAATCTGACGATGAAAATAGTGATAATGAAAAAAATGACGATAAAAATAAAAACAAAAAAAATAAATTTAAAATAGCAAAAATATCAAAAGCAGATGAAACAAAAAAAGTATTGTTAGCGATTGGTAAAAGTACATTTGTTGTTTCTAATATTATTGAAAAAGAATCGAATCGTCAACCGTCAGCACCATTTACAACTGCAACATGTTTACAAGAAAGTTCGCGCAAATTGGGATTTACAACAGATAGAACAACGAGTGCATTGCAACAATTATATAGTGGCGGATATATCAGTTATCCGCGTACAGATTCAACAACATTGTCGAATGAAATGATAGCATCAATAGGAAATTATGTGAAATCCCAATTTGGAGATAATTATTATAGAATGATGCAATATAAAACAAAGAGTAAAGGAGCGGCAGAATCTCACGAATGTATACGTCCGACTGATGCAAAAGTGAGTTATATTAAAAAATTAAAGCCGGATGAAGCAAAATTATATAATTTAATTTGGAAACGTACAATTGCGTCACAAATGAGTCCTGCAAAATTTAAAATTCATATTGCAGAAGTTGATATAAGTGAATTGGACGATTACAAATTCGTAATGGAATGTGAAGAAATGGTATTTGATGGATTTTTTAAATTATATAACATGTCAATTACTGATAATGAAAATGATGAAAACGAAAGTAAAGACGGGAGCGAAAATGATAATGATAAAGAAGAAAAAATAACATTGCCTAAAAAGGGGTCGAAATTAATAATTTCAAATGTCATTGGAGGGGAAGAATTTAAGCGTCCTCCATGTCGTTTTGATGAATGTTCATTGATTAATCATTTGGATAAAAATTTAGGGATAGGAAGACCATCAACATATAAAAGTATAATTGGAAAGATTCAGAGTGCTGGATATGTGAAGATTCAAAACATTGATGGTATGGAAAAAAAGAGTTCAATATATAAATTAGTAGACGGAAAAATAAAAGAGGATAGTAAAATTATGGTGTTGGGCAAAGAGGCGAAAAAATTTGTCCCCACTGATTTGGGAACTGTAATAACGGAATTTTTGTTGAAACATTTTTCTGAAATTATGGATTATCAATTTACAGCAAAAATGGAAGAAAAGCTTGATGATATTGAAGATAATAAAATATCACGTGTGGATGTTTTAAATGAATTTTATACAATGTTTAAACCATTGGTTGATAAGTTAAAAAGTAATGTGACACTGGACTCATTTTCATTAAAGCAAATGACATTAATTGGTGTTCATCCTGAACTGAAACATAAAATTTTCACAACAATTGCGCGATATGGTCCGGTCGTACAAATGATAGATGATAAAAATAAAGTATTAAACACTGCTCCAATAAAATCACCATTGTCAATCGACAATATAACTATAAATGATGCGATTGAACTATTTAGATTTCCTCGTGAATTAGGAAAATATGAACGAAAAATAGTGTCATTATGCAGGGGGCAATATGGATTTTATATTGAATGTGGTTCAACAAATAAATTAAGAATAAGTGTTAATGTTGCTAAAGAAGATATAGATGAATTTGATATTGATGACGCAATAAAATTAATAAAGGAAAAAAAAAGTAAAATATTGTGGGAAAGCAAAGATAGTAAAAATAATTATGTTGTTTTGGAAGGACAATACGGAAAGTTTATCAATATTATTTCTATTAAAAAGAAAGGTAAAGGGAATAATTATAAATTACCAGATGATATTGATCCAAAAACTTTAACTATTGATAAGGTTACTGAAATTGTAAAAAATTCATACGCATACAAAAATGAACAACGCAGTAAAAAAAAGAAAGAAACAAAAGAAACAAAAGAAACAAAAGAAACAAAAGAAACAAAAGAAACAAAAGAAACAAAAGAAACAAAAGAAACAAAAGAAACAAAGAAAAAACAAGTAAAAATGTCAAAAGAAGACAAAGATTTAATGAACAGTATGTTTGATATAAAGTCCAAAAAAGAAAAAAAAGAAAAACCCAAAAAAGAAACAAAAGAAAAACCAAAAAAAGAAACAAAAGAAAAACCAAAAAAAGAAACAAAAAAATAAAGATAAAATATTTTATTTATATATGTATACTATAAGATGAACGAACATGAAGAGCGATACATTAAATATTTAAATAAGACTGGTGGAAATCTTGGGATGTTAAAAGGTTTTGCATCAGCAGCTGCAAAAAATGGTGCTACTGTTGCTAAAAGAGCAGCTGTTGTTGCAAAAAAAGGGATCGATAAGGCGGAAAAAATAAAAATAAAATGTCACGAAACATTAACGCCAATAATTGAGGAATTAAATAAAGAAAAGGAAACGTATGGTGTATTGTTTAATCTTGCAATTCGCGATAAAAATATATCATATGATAAAATATTGAAATATTTGACAAGAGTTCACATAATACTTGGATTTAAAATGGCGGAATTAAGCAGTAAAAAAAACATGGAAGAAATGGTAAAAATCATTATTGATATTCGCTGTATAGTTTTAAAAGTTAAAGTAAAAAAATTGCGCAAAAAATCTGATGGGTTAGCAGAAATGGTGGTTCAATTGAAAAAATTGTTGAATAAAATTGTTGATTTTATAAAAATGGTATATGGTGATGATAACGATAACGATAAAGATATGGATTTTGATTGTAAAAAATAGTTATAAAAATAATATCGTTGTGTATAATATAATGACAAAAATAATAATCGGAATAGTTGTAGCAGTTGTGATTATACTTGCGGCTGTTTTGTATTTTGTGTTGAAACCATCCGATGGTGGATTAACAATGTCAGAATCGGAATCAATATCATCATCAGCGGAACAATCAACACCACCATCAGCAGTACAATCAACACCACCATCAGCAGTACAATCAACACCACCCCCACCGGGACAATCAACACCATCATCAGCAGGACAATCAACGCCACAAGTGGATTCAATGCCATCGTTTTATAAAAATATTGATATTGTTCCTGCGTCATTTCTTGGCAATAAACCTCCTCTTAATAATGTTGTTGTGAATAAAATAGTCAATGGTGCTCATGTTCCAATGTCAGTGCAACAATGCGCAGAAGAGTGCACAAAAGAATCAAAATGTCAATATTATGGAACGAATGCAAATGGAATTTGTGCATTGCGCTCAGGTATACCGTTCGGTGGTGTAACAACAACATTTAACGATCCGTCATTTACAAAAACATTTACATATGATGATACATTTTTTCCCAATTATTATTTAATTCCTGGAAATAAAGATGGTAATCCAAATCCATCGGCACAATCAGTACAATCAAACAGTGTTGCTGATTGTAATAATATTTGTAAAGGTACGAAGAATTGTATTTGGTCAAGTTATAACAAAGGCTTAAAAACATGTTGGACGCATGGAACGGTTCCAAATACAAACAATGTGAGTGTTGGATTGATGAAATATAAATAAAAAAATTATTTTTTAACAAATCTGAATGTTATTGAAATGCGAGGAATTTCGTTTGTAAAATTATTGTTATTTTTTGGTATGATCGAATGAGTCCAATTGTATCGTGCTTCACCTGTCAACAAAATAAGACTGCAACGCTTTAAAAATATATCATGACTTTTATCATTTTTTTCAAACGTGATAATGCAATCATTGTTAAGGCTTAAAATGGCGATGCCATTTGAAAAACAAGTAATACAATCAGTGTGTTTTCCTATGCCTTGTCCTTGTTTATATTCATTGATAATTATTTGATCAAATGTTTTGAATGGTAAATCAATATTTGTTTTATGAAATGACCAAAACATTTTTTCAATTATATTATTTGTCCAATTTGGCAATTCACCAATATAATCTCTTTTTGGATCAGTAGTTTTTCGTTTGTAATCATATTTATATCCAAAATGCAAGGTGCGTCTGCTCAATTCTGTTGACCACGTTTCTTTATTTAATATGTTAATTATTTTTGTCTCAGTTTCGTTATCAATAAAATCATCACAATGATATAATCCACTAACGTTTGAAATTGGTGTTAAAATTGGAGATTTAATGGATAATACAATAGAACGAAGCATATTTCTTGTTTCCAAAAGTGCATGCATTGTATGATTTTATTTTTTTTTTGAATTTTATATCTGCAAACGGAAAAAAAGTCAATTTTTTACACAAAAAAAAAATGAATTTTCATGGACATAAAGAAAAATATCATATTGTAATATAATAATCGTAACAATGTCGTTTTGCCCTGTTTGTTATGGTATTTTGGATATTGCAAAAACTGTGAATAGAAAGCCCTTATCGGATTTGACTGTGACTGAATCTGACGATAATGTTGGTACCACTATTGAAGAACTATTGAAAGGAAATGATGTGGATTTAAATGGAACAAAAATAAATCAAATAAAATCAAGTGAAGTTTACAATAAATTGGATAAATCTAAAAAAGCATTTTTATTGACAAAAATTGAATCATTGGTATCACAAAATGATGAAACAACGAATGCATATTATGTATGTTCCAATTGTTCATTTTCCAAAAAAATAGATCCACAAACATTGATAACAAGTAAAATTGGAATAAATTCACAAAATAATTATGTGAATGTTGATAGATATGAAAACAAGATTTATAATCGTGCTTTAAGATGGACGCGTAATTTTATTTGTCCAAACGATAAATGTCCTGGTAAAAAGGATCATACCATTCACGAGGCTGTCATGTATAGAATAGATGGTACAATGCAAATTATGTATACATGTTGTGCATGCAAAGAAAAATGGTGTGGATAATAAATTTAATTAACAATATCAAGTTCATTAATACTGAACAATTCAATTGCGCCCGATGGCAATGTTCGTTGTATTTTTATAGGACTAACTTTATGTTTTATTTCTAATTCTGCCACTTGAATTGGATTGTATTTTTTTAGCATTTCTTTTGTATATCCGACAGAATCAAGCATCGTGGCTGATCCGTCGGCAATTTGTTTCGCTCTGTCACCAAGGGCACGAACGCGCTCATATTTAATTAATTTTGTTGTGGTTATTCTATCCTCATCTTTGACATGAATTGTTTCAAATTCTTCAGCATCTTCTATATAATCATTATCATCAGTAAAATCATCATCATCTATATTTTGTTTTTTTTTTTTTGATGGTCTGTATACACAATCATCATCTTCATCTTCATCTTCATCCTTTTTATCATCACTTTTTTTGTCATCATCATTATCTTTATCATCATCATCCTCTTCTTCTTCTGATTCTTCTTGTTCTTCATCATTGCCATCAATATTATCAATATTATCAATATCTTCAACATCCTCAATATCTTCATCCCCAACTCCTTCTTCTCCTTCTTCTCCTCCTTCTTGTGAATTATCCAATGATTCAGAATATACGCTTGAATCTGACTCGGATTCGGATTCCACGTGTTCATTTTCAAGTTCTTGTTTTGTTTTATTGTTTTTTGTTTCTGGTAATTCAACAGTGACGGTTCTTTTTTTTGGTGCCATGTATATATTTGATGATTATATTTTTTATATAATTGATTTTCGAATAAAATAATCAATTTTTTTATTACAAGAATAATACATTGTTATTACCTTTTTGCGCTCTGTTCTCATCAATCATTTTACGATGATTATGCTCAAAAGAATATTTTTTTTCTTGATATTGTTTTTACAGCTTATAGGCTTTTTTTATTGTGTTCTTTATATTTAAGCAGAACAAAAACATAATCATAATCAGCTACTAATTAGTCGTTATGTAGCATTAAACAAAATTTACACGGGTATGTATGTAAAGACTCAACCTTTCAGGTTATGGTACTTTTGTCTCATTTTAAATCTTTTGGTATTTGGACTTCGTCTGTTTTATCGCTACTTTCGCATCCTCCATACATCATTAGTTTTTTTTGTACATTTCTATTTTTTTATGATCCTGAGCAATATTGAGTTTTGTTTTATATTTATTTATTTTATAGATTGCATTCATATTTATATGTATACAAATTCAAATTCATTTTTTTGCATTTTTACACAATAAAGAAAAAAATTGAATTTATAAAAATAAATATATAAAAAATCAATTATAATTTGAAATAAATGCCAGTGAATATAAAAAATAATAAAGACGACGAAAATGAAACTGCTATAAGTGATTTTATAACTTTTATGAAATTAAAATATGTGAAAAAAGACAAAACAACAAACGAATATAACAATCCGATAACGCACACGTTGATGGGTGTATTGCATAAAACGGAATGTCCATATCGTGGTTCATTTAATATTCAAGGCAAGGATTACAATAAATTTTTAAAATTATACAAAAAAGTAATGGGTAAACTTCCATTATATGTTGTTGAACGATTGAAAGAAACTGGCATAATGGTGTCTCCACTTATTATTGATATTGATTATCATATATCAAATGAAGAGCGAGTATACGATTTAGATTTAGTTAAGGATGTAGCTCAAATTTGCAATGAAGTCATTTTAAAATATGTTGACATGGATAAAAATGATTTTTATGCATATGTTCAAGAAAAAAAAGAGCCAACGCCAGATAAACATGATTATAAGGATGGATTTCACATATTTTACGATATTCCTTTGTCATATCACAAACGCAAATTTTTGTTTGATATAATAACGGATAAAATAAATAAAAAAAAAATATTTGACAATATTGACACCCCAACACCATTTAAAAAGATTGTTGATGAAACAGTATTATTCGATAATGGATTTTTAATGTATGGGTCAACAAAAGAAAACAGAGATCCATATGATTTGACTCATGTATTCAAACATAATATGGAAGAAATTGAGATTGATTATAGTGATGATGAATTGATTGACATTTTTTCATTACAAAAATATACGGATGATGATGATATGGAATTTAAAAAAGAATATTGCGATATTGAGAAAGAATTAAATAGCATGGAACCTCCAAAAAAAAAAAAAGATCAACATAAAATAACAAAACAAGAATTTGATAATAACATTAAAAAAAAGGAATACGAAGATAATAAAAAGAATCTTGATTTGAAAGATGATAATGATGTAATATTTAATGATTTAATAAATTTTAGTCCGGAATTTTTACTTGCGTATAAATTGATAAATATAATGTCAAAAGAAAGAGCAACATCATATGATACTTGGATACGTGTTGGATGGGCATTGAATAGTATTTCGCCAAAGTTATTTCCATTATTTTTACATTTTTCAAAAAAGGCGCCAAATTATGACAGAGATGGATGTGAAAAAATGTGGAGCAATGCGAACCGAATGAAAGCTGGATTGACAGTGGCATCATTAAAAATGTGGGCTAAAGAAGATAATTTGAATGAGTATAATAATATTATTAATGAAAGGATTGTTGGTATAATTGAAAAAATAGAAACTCCAAATGACAATGATATTGCTGAATTTATTAATGAATTGTATGGTGATTATTATAAATGTGTAAGTATAACAAAAAATGTGTGGTATGAATTTCAAGGTCACCGGTGGGTGACGGTTGATTCTGGTTATACATTATTGGAAAGAATAGCAAAAAATGTATCAGAAGAATTTGCCAAATGCATGTTGTATATTCAAAAAGAAAAATCATCAAAAGCTGGCATGTCATATGATAGTTCAATGAAAATAGTTACAAAACTTGGCACAACAATTGGAAAATTAAAAGATCATAAAGCTGGAACAACATTAGTAAAGACGTGCGCAAGAAAAATGTATGATAGGCGTTTTGAAGAATCATTGGACGCAAACCCATATTTACTTGGATTTGACAATGGAATATTTGATTTGCGTACAATGACATTTAGAAATGGTGAGCCGGATGATCGTGTTGTCATGTCGGTTGGTTTTGATTATAATTATATTGGTAAAGAACCATCAGAAAAAATAATAAGGGAAATCAACGAATGTATATATAAAATTCAACCAGAAAACGATATGAGAGAGTATATCATGCGATATTTTGCGAGTTGTTTGGATGGTAAAAATCGTGATCAATCATTTAGAATATTCACTGGATCAGGCGGTAATGGAAAGTCTGTGCTGGTTAAATTATTTGAGTTGGCGCTGGGCGAATATTATGGTATTTTACCGGCTGCAGTATTGACAATGAGAGAAAGTGGACCGAATAATGCAAGTCCATTTTTGGCAGATATGAAAGGCAAACGAGCAGTAGCAATTCACGAAACGGAAGGTGATGCATCATTGCAATTGGGTAAAATGAAAGGATTAACTGGTGGTGATAAAATAACAACAAGAAAGAATTTTGGAGATCCTTTTTCGTTTGTTCCAATGTTCAAATTATTTTTGATTTGTAATAAATTGCCAAAAATTCCATCGGATGATGGTGGTACTTGGCGGCGTATTCGCGTTTCACCATTTGAAAGTAAATTTGTTTCTGCGGATAAGGTTGATGAAACTAAACATTATTATTTGAGGGATAAAAGTCTTGATGAAGAAAAATTGAGTGAATGGAGTCAAGTATTTATGTGGATGTTATTGAATATATATTATCCAAAATATATTGAATTTGGCTTGTGCGAACCTGCAAAGGTTACAGTATTTTCCGAAAAATATCAGCGTGATAGCGACATATTATTGGATTTTTTGACACAGGTTACATATGAACCAAATGATGAAGATAAAACAAAAAATAGTGAATCAGTGATGGAATTGTTTAAGCAATTTAAAACATGGGTAAGAAATACTCAAACGTCAAAATTCGATTACAGCAAACACGACTTTGAAGATTATTTAATAGAAAAGCGAGGATTGACGATAGAAAACGGAAAAGTAATTGGCATAAAATCGAGATTTACGGATTTTGATTATTAGTTTATTTTTTTATTGTTTTTATTGCGTATTTGATTTTACACAAATACATAATATCCATATAAAAAAATTGAAAAAGAATCATAATAATGATAAACTGTATGTTAATAAAACGAAAAATATAATGAGCAAAGTAACAGTTAATAAACCAAGCAAAAAGGATCTCAAAGATGATGAACCAAAAGAAACAAAACCAAAAAAAGAAACCAAAGTTGTGGACAGCGATAGTGAAGAGGATCACAAAGAAGTAAAACCAGTCCCAAAAGAATCAAAGTCAAAAAAAGAAACAAAAAAGAATGATACTGATGATGATGATGAACCAAAAAAAGAAGCTAAACCAGAAAAAGAATCAAAAGCGACAAAAGAAAAAGAAACCAAATCAACAAAAGAAAAGGAGACGAAAACATCAAAAGAAGATGTTAAATCAACAAAAGAAGAATCAAAAGAAACATCATCAAAGAAAGAAGGTGTTAATGCAAATACAACACGAGCTGGATTAATTTTTGATGTCAACACACGAAAAAGATGGCTCAAAACATATTTGTCAGCAGATAAATATTTAATTGATCAAATGACAACAGAAGAAAATGATGATGGTAAAAAAGTGCGACAAATTGCTAAGGATGATGATGGTGATGATAAAAAATGTACGCTGAATATTTCTGGAGCGCAATATGCATTATCAGCAGTTGAACAAGTATTATGCGCGGCAGTCGTTACAGTAGCGTTTCCAAAAGCAACAAAATCAAAATCTGGATTGCACGAATTAACACTTTCTGTTCTTCTTGATTCGGTTCGTTCTGATCTAGAATTAAACAGCGTATTGGGTCAATACTTGGCTTTGTACGATAGTTCGGCTGATTATTTCTCACAATTAAAAGTAACAAAACAAGATGAAATTCGCGCATATGTTGAAACTCGATGCCTTGATAATACCACAGTTCGATTAACAAATGATGGATTTAACTTTTTGTGCTTTGTTCTTCAACGCAATCGTATTGTTTTGACAAATTTTACTCATCGCTTGGTAACATTTGCAAAGAAACGAACAATGTCAGAAGATGCCATCATGGCTGCAGTAGAATTTTTGTATGAACGTTCTCCAGGTCTTCTCGGCAAAATGACAAAGAAATATGAAGAAGTTTCCTTATTAATTGAAGAAGCGGTCAAAGTAGAAAAAGCAGAAAAGGAAAAAAAACAAAAAGAAAAAGAAAAGGAAGCAAAAGCTGATTCAAAAGCGGATAAAAAATCAACAAAAGCAAAAAAGAAAACAGATGATTCTGATAGCGATTAATAAAAATAATATTTTTTTGTAAAAAAAAAATGAAATCATAATATGAAAATGACAAAAAAGACGAAAATAAAAACATAATACATGATAAATGTATACAGGTTGTAATGAGATTATTAGAATGATTATTCAATATCAGGACCGATTAATTTTTTAAATTCTTTATCGTGCATTTCTAAAATATCCATGATTTTTTTTATATTGGCGCTTAATAATATTTTATCATTTGTTTTTTCCGCATTGAAACAATTTTCAAATGTTTTACCAAGTTCAATAATATGAGAATCTTCCCATATTTTTTGTATTTTTGAATCATCAATCAAATTATTTTTTGTCAATTCCTTTAAATTTGTCGGTAATATTTTTTCGGTATACTTTTTTTCAATACCATATTCAATCAAATTAATATAAAATTGCAATGTAAATACAGCATTATCATATCCGTATGTTTTTTGTAATTCCTGCAATCCCACAATGGCGTATTTACCAATATTTTTCAACGAATCATAACATTCTGATTCATCAAAATTATTTTCCTTTTGTTTACTTATTAAATATAATTCCACAAAACGCACAAATATTGGATACAACGCGCACATATCATTTCTACTATCACCATACCATCGTCTTGTTATACTCTCGACCATTGTATTATCAACTAATTGCACAGCATGATCTATTATTCTTAATTTTGTATTGGAATTTGAAAAATGCAATAATATTATTTTACTTATTGTCGATATGGGATCCAAAAATTGCTTTTTACCATTTTGGGACATTATTATATTTGCCATTTATAAAATATTTATTTATGGTCGCATAATAAAAAATTTTATTGTATACAAAAGAAAAATTTTATTGTATACAAGAGAAAAATTTTATTGTATACAAAGGAAAGATTTTATTACATACAAGAGAGTATCAAATAAATAAAAAATTATCGATACATAGAATATTATGGATTACATATTTTATAACAATAATAAGAAATCATTAGAAATTGTTTCAAATGATCCTCTTGACAAATTATATTATTTAAAATATAGATTACCAATCCAAGATGAAATAAACAAGTATACATTGAAGGATAAAATAAAAAAAATAATAGATACCCACAAAGCAAAAGATATTATTCAGATAATGAAACAATCATTATCAAAAATAGAAGATAAAGTTCCATTGTTCGATATTTTTTCTTACAATATATATCTTATAAACAAAAATAATGTATACGAAAGAATAACAAATCAACATTATCGTTTTCCGGATATTAAAATAATAAGTAAATTAAAAAAAATACAAGAATCCAATAAAAAAACAACAATAACGGATCCTTTGAATAAACGATTAGCAAATAAAATAAATCTAATGATATTATTCATGGATTATTTTGATATTGATATATTGTACAATACATATATTAGAGTTTTTTATAAATACTCTGTATATACTGGAAAGGAAATAACAACATGTCAACGACCGTCATTTCACCCATATTTTTATCATTTAAAACCATATTTTAAACAATCGGAAATTATTAATATGGGGCTTAATAATGAAATAATAAAGTCTGACATAGATATAGCAAATATCACTGATGAAACAATAAAAAAATTATGCGAAAATGTGCGTGATAATGATATGTCGTTTAGTGTTTTATTAATTCACAAGGAATATATGCTTGATAAATCTGGATTGGGAATGATGCAATATTACACATTACAAGGAAGTTCAATGATGAATCGATATTTGAGAGATAAAACATTATATAAAACAAAAAATGAAACAATAGAAGCATTAATAAAACCAGTATGGGAAATGATATTGGATGCGCCACCATTTGATAAAAATTATATATTTTATCGATTTATAGCAAATGATGATTTTTTAAGATCATTAAAAATTGGTGATATTTTTACAGAAAAGGGATTTATGAGTACAACAAGAGATGCATTTTATAATTCTGATGTGTTTCAATTTGGGTTTATACTATTAAAAATCAATGTACCCAAAAATAAAAAAGGAGTAGCATTGTGTTTGGAAACAATATCACATTTTCCTCAAGAGCAAGAAATTATATTTCCACCAGAAAGCAAATTTAAATTAAAAAAAAAAGATAATGATTGTGTTTATTACCATACTGATTCTAAATTTGGATCAAAAATAAAGACAAGATATGAATTTGATTGGATAGAAAATGGCAATATAATATTTCAAAGAAGAGAAGCATTAAAAACAAAAATGTTGCCAAATCTTTTACAACAAGAAAGAAATATTAGTATGGATCTAATGAATAGAATAAAAATTTTTGAAAGTGATTTTGTTGATAAAATGGGACAAATGTACATAACATTGAATAATACGCAATATACTGTTTTTTGTGAATGGTATGATTCGACAAATGTATACAATAAATTTTATGCAATGAAAATAAAAAATGGATTTTCGATGTATACATTGCACAAGGGTTTTATATTATTTTTTATTGAAATTGGTGAAAATGACAACAAAGAGAGACAAATGCATATTAATTATTATGTCAAATATAATATATTTGATATAAATACTGTTGTGTCAAATGAAGAATTAATAAATTTATATTCAATGATAGCATATTATTTTGACATTCATACTATAATAATATATGCAAATTATGTATCATCATTAACAAAAATCGTTGAAAATAATACGATTAGAATAAATGATCAGGAATTTGGGGATGGAAAAATAAATTATGCAAAAATATACGGGGGTAGTTATTGTATCGATATATATAATTATTTTTTACATAATAAAAAGCGATATGATGATATGAATATATTGAACAAGGAATTGTTTCCAAAATTTTCATATTATGATTTGGATATTTTAAAAAAAACATCGTTGAATTCTTTAATCAACAAGGAAGATGGGGAATTGTATCAAGTATACGAAAAAGAATATTTGGAATTGTATAAAAAAAATGATAATGTTGCTGATTTTTATATATGGCTAGTGGAAGCAAAATGTTATTTGGTAGAATTTTTAATGCCCAAGCTTGATATCATATTTGGCGATAATAATCCATTTCGAAATGATTATTATATATTCGATCCAATATCATATTTGTACAATAGAAAGAAGATTGATACATATTCATCAGGAATAAAAATATATAATGTTGAAAGAAATTTATTTGTTGAGAATGATAGAAGTAAAAATTAATAGACACAATCATTCTTTTTATAAAATTTATAAATAATTAATAAAAAAGCAATAAATAATAAAATTAATATTATTGTTTGCATGTTATTTTTATCGGATGATTCAATTGAATTATCACTAGTGTTTTCGAAGTGTTCATTTGTATATTGTGCATGTGCGATAGGATCATTGATAATTGAATTTGTCGGATACAATACTGGATTTGCAGTTTTTGGCTGAAGTTGTATAGTGTTATCAGTGTTTAAATACCATGGATTGTTTGAATCAACCAAAACGACAACTTTGCCTTTGTATTTAGCATAATTAATATCAGTCGTTTTGGAATCAATACTGGGCAATTCAATTTCAGAATCGTCACAAATATCATTAAATTCATTATTGACAATTAATTCACCTTGTGCATTATATGCTATATTGTTATTGTTCATTATATTTATATTATTATATTATTTATGTCATATTATTTATTGTTTTTGGTGAAAAAATTGAAAAATAAAAAAGTTGAAAAACTATATTTGTTGTGAAACTCATTAAATTCTGAATATAATAACATAATATCCCTCTTAGTAACAACACAATGCCTTACTTATCATTTAATAGACCATCTGGATCAACTGCAGATGAAAATAGATTTAAAAGAGGAATAGAACAATCGGGAGTATTATTTAGCGCGCAACAAAAAAGTTTACAAACTTTCCCGTTACTTTCAAATAATAGTTCAAATTTTGATTCTAAAATCAAAATATCTTTTGGCAATCAATCCAGATCATTGGCAACCGTTACTAATTCGCATTTGCAGTTGTGCACAGTTCGTTGATTGAAACCAAAATTTTTTCTGCGGAAATTCGTTCTCTTGGATTTGTTTTTAGCAACATTGGAAGAAGATGTAAAAAAAAATTATTTTTTTGTGAAAAATTATAAATATTATGATTTTCTCCTTCAATATGTTTTATGCCCTTAATATTTTTCATATCGTTCGTGTAAAAAATATCGCGATATTTACTTGCTCTTATCAATTCGGTTGGTATTTCACCAATTGTTTTTGTGATCAAATATAGATGCAATCTATCTATGTTGCCATTGTATTTGTCATAATTATCTATATCGAATAAAAGTTTATTTGTCAATAATTCATAAATTGTGCATCCCAAAGCCCACATATCACATTCCCAACCATGATCGAGCCTCAATAAAATTTCTGGCGACATATAATAACATGTTTGCGCACGTTTCTTTTTTTTGACACCATTGATTATGCAATTGCCCATGTCAGATAATTTTACAATTGCTGATTTCAATCGTTCAATTTCATTAATGTCATCAACATTATTATTTTGTGTGATTTCTTCATTTTCACTATCACTCTCACTATCATTATAACTATCATATTGTGATGAGAGGGAACATAAATTACTAATTGTTTCATTATCAGAATCAACGGAATTTTCTGATTCATATGATAAAGTGTCCGTATTATTGTCAACTTGCATTAATGAATAATATTTTCTCACTATTTGACCAATTTCTGACATCATTTCGATCAAAATATTTTTGTTTTTTTGCAGAAACAAAACATCAATGTCATTAACTAATAATGTTTTTTTTGTTTGTTTTTGCGATAATGATACTTTTTTATTAGTTTGTGCGCATGTTATATTTATTTTTTTTACATAATTTTCAATTCTTTTTTTAATATCCAAATCTTTCATCATTGATTCCATTTTTTTTGGCAATAAATTTAACAATATATTTTCCGGTGTGACATCACCATGAGTGATATTATTTTTATGGAGAATATTTAATGCCGACAATATTTGTTTGGTATATAGCATTAAAATATCAGGATGTATTGCTCCATGCTCTTTTATAAATGAACCAAGCGAATAACCCATTAATTCAAATACAATACAACAATATTTATTTCCTTCTGATTCATAATCAAATGAACAAATCATATCTATTATGTTGGGATTTTTGATTGTTTTCAATAATTGGAAAGCTTTAGTTTCATTTATGCACACATTATAATCATGCTCATCAGAACTTATTTTTATTGCATAATATTTATTATCAACAACATCATATGCTAAATAAACAGTGGCATACCCCCCTTTGCCTAGTTTATTTAAGATCAAATATCTATTTTTTATTGTTTTAAATTCCAGTGATGAATTGCATTCAGAAATGTCGGAATCGCTCAAACTCATGTTATATTAAATAAATATATTTTAGTATAACAACAAACGCAAAAAAATTTTGTGGTTAATTAATCCCTGATTCTGCTGTGCGATAATTGCGAAATACCTCATATTCTTCATTTGTTTTTTCACTTTTGGTATTCATTTTATGCATAATTTCATCAACCGTCTCAGAATTAAAATCACTTGGTAAAAAATTATTAAAATCATTGATAATTTGTAATTTTTCATCATCATCAGGTAATTCATAATCATCATCATATAACGATCTGTATAACATATTGAAAACATCATGAGAATTATTTGTTCGCAACATATTTTTATTTATTTGATTGCCTTGTAAATCTTTTCCATTCATCCAAAGATAAATAGGAAATTTTGATGCAAACAAAACCGGTAAATTATTTAAATCAATAATACCATTATTATGCTCGAGCGTGCTTTCCAATATTTTTTCATATGTGTAAATTTCTCTATTAAATATTTCTTGCGTAACAGGTCTAAATATTCTTTTTTTTTCATTATCATTTGTTTCATTTATATTATTTTGTTCTATCGTCTTTGCATTTTCATTATCAATTCCAAGAATTCTATTCATTTCATCATTATCATCATCATTGACATTGTCATTGTCATTAACATTATTGTCATTAATATTATTATTATGTAAAACTTGCGAATCAATGGTTATTTTTTTATTCACTCGAGAGCCATTGTGTGCTTCTTTCCAAATAATTCTTGTAATTTCCTGGTACAAATAAAAATTTGGTTCAATATCAATCATTGACAACACTAAATTCAATGCATCAATATTACAGAGATCAAATAACATACCATTGATTTTCAATGTCAAATAATCACAAAAATAAATTTCGTGAGTATTAAATTTGGTTTCGGTCGTTTTATAAAAAATATTCAGTACAATGTTGCGACCATTAATATGCATATTTATTAGTTCCAATAAATTATCAAGAAATTTACTTTTTCCATCACAACATGTACCACTCGACAAATCGTTAAATTTATATTCTATCATTGTATAACTATACATATTGGCTTTTCTTTAAGCAATGAATAAAAATTGATTTTCATATCACAAGCTTAAAGAAAATCCTATATAATGCTAATAATATAAATGATGCAAAAACGTTTTATGAACAAAAATACTGACAGCGATAAAACAATCAATGGATACGTATTAAATGAATCATCCGATAAAAACGCTGATATTGTGTTTAAATATCTCCATGTGTTATGCGATAAAATGACAGTACTCACAGATAAATTTGCACTCATGGATTCAAAATTCAATGTAATTCAAAATAAACTTGATGACATAGAACAAAGTTTAATAATACTGGAAGATACCGAAGATCTTAATAATATGATAAATAAAATAGATGGAATGGAAAAAAAAATCAATACAATGGACGAAAAAATTAATAAAGTATACGACAATATGGAAAACATAATGACGGAAATTATATGTAATGAAATAGATAATGATAATGACGAAGAAAATTATGATGATTATGAATCAGAAGATTTGCAGAATTTATATGTTACAGGAAAAAAAATTAAAAAGGACGAAGATAGTGCTAATTCTAATGATAATGAAATTGATAATGAAGATGATGAAGATGATAATGATGATAATGATGATAATGATGATAATGAAGATGATGAAGATGATAATGAAGATGATAATGAAGATGATAATGAAGATGATAATGAAGATGATAATGAAGATGATAATGAAGATGATGATTGTGATGACGATGATTGTGATGACGATGATTGTGATGACGATGATTGTGATGACGATGATTGCGAAGATGATGAATTGGTTGAAGATTTAAAAAGTGAATTGAATCGGGAAAAAATATTATTGGAAGGCAAAAAGGAAAAAAATGCGGAAATTGAAAGAAATATTGCGGAATATAAAAAAACAAAAAATAGTAAAAATAACGAACAATCAAAAAAAGAAAAAGAAAAAGAAAAAGAAAAAGAAAAAGAAAAGGAAAAGGAAAAGAAAAAAGAAAAGGAAAAGGAAAAAGAAAAGAAAAAGGAAAAAGAAAAGAAAAAGGAGAAAAACAAGGAACAAGAAAATATACAATCAGTATTTGATTCAAATGACAATAAACCACAAGGATTTGTGATAAAAATGAATCAAGATAGTAAGTTTAACCCGGTAGAAGCTCTAATGATGGGATTGCAAAATATGTTCAAAAAAAAGGAAGTTGATAATGATAAAGATTCTGATGATGAATATGATGAAAATTTTCAAATAAGGGATGAAAATGATGATGAAAAAAGTGATGAAAATTTTGTTTGTTTTACTGACAAAATTGAATCTGTGAATGATTTGATTTTGCTTGGAGAAAAATATTTTTTGCAAGTGCAGGAAACAAAGCAAAATTCAAAAGAAAAAACTAAACAAAATTCAAAAGAATTAAAAATAAATGCGCAGGATAAAAACAAAGATGCAACAAATAAAAATGATTTTAATGTTCCATATGAATTGAATGGAAAAAAGTATAGTGTAAATATTGAAACTGTATGCAAATTAATAGATCCATTAAAAAAATTAAACCGAATGATTGGTCTTAAACATGTTAAGGATCAAATTTTTGACATGATAATTTATTATTTACAAGGTTTTGAGAAAAAAAACCAAAACATGCTTCATTCGACAATTGAAGGACCGCCAGGTGTTGGAAAAACAAAATTGGGAAAAATATTGGCACAAATTTATGCAGCATTGGATATTATTCCATCAAGTAAATTTAAATATGTGAAAGCGACAGATCTCATTGGTGAACATATTGGAGCTACAAGACACATGACACAATCTGTAATTGATGAAGCGGATGGTGGTGTATTGTTTATTGATGAAGCATATGCGCTTGGTATGGATCATAGTAAGGATCCATATGGAAAAGAGTGTATGGATACTCTTAATTTTAATTTGTCAGAGAACAAGAAAAAATTAATTGTGATAATAGCAGGTTATTCTGAACAATTGAACAAGTTTTTCTTTGCAGTGAATCCGGGGCTTGAAAGACGTTTTCCATTCAGATTTGTTGTTGATAAATATTCAGCAAAAGAATTATCCGAGATTTTTAAAGATAAGGTCAAAAAATCAAAATGGAAAATTTACAATGAATTGACAGATGAATATTTGGAAAATTTTTTCCAAAAAAATAAAACAAATTTTGCGAATTTTGGTGGTGATGTTGAAAATTTTTTAAAAAAATGTCAATTTTCACATTCCAGACGAACAATAGGAATAAATCCGAGCCATAAAGGTAAATTATCCATTGGTGACCTCAAATCCGGACTTATAAAATTCATTGAAAATAAAAAAAAGGAAGATGAGAGTCACATGTCTATGTATGCTTGAGCTTGTTAAATATAAATTATAATATTTATTCTTTTTTTCTTGTTATTATTTATAAATATGGAATATAAATATCAACCTGTTATTAAATATTTAATATTGTTATTTACATTGTTTGCCTTTATTAAATATTTAAAAATAATGAATGATAATGATAATTTCGTTATAACCACAACAATTGTTATAATCATAATGATTTTGGATTATACAATGATTAATAATCATACACAATTATTAAAAATGGATAATGATAAAAATGATTTGGATGATTTGAGCGATACAGACTCGAATGATTCTGTCGATTCGCATAAAAATAATAAAAAAATAAAAAAAATATCAACTGATTATGATAAAGAAAGGCAGCAAGAAGAATTGGATACAGAAATAGAAATGTTCGATGAGAATGATTATTAATAAATTATATATTTTGGTTTTGTCAATTTGCCTTCTGTGATATCCAATAAATTATTTATGCATTTGAGCGTTTTTGTATCATATTGTTCTGAATATGTGTCTCCATTATGAACAAATATTTGTGGATGAATTCTTTGCGAAGTATTTTCGCTTGTTATAATCTTATTTTTTTCAATATTATATGAATCATTTGAATTATTGTTTAAATTATTGTTTAAATTATTGTTTAAATTATTGTTTGTGTTATTTTTATTATTCTTTTTATAATGATAATCATCATTATTTTGATATTTTGTATTCGGATCAAAAAAGAAAAATAATATAATGGCAAATATGATAAGTGAGAATACCAATATGTCCATTGATTTCATTGATATATATTATGCCATCAGGAAAAAATTGAATTTTAATTTATATATTTGTATATATAATACAAATAAAACAACCAACCAAAAAAAATGTCAAAAACGATAAAAAAAAAAGTACCAGAAACAAAAGGAAAAGAAAGTGTAGTACCGCAAGAAGATGTGGATAATCTTAAATCATATATGTCAATGTTTATCAAAAGTGATAACTCTGATGTAGAAAAAGTTCAATCAAAATTTGAGGTATTGTTGACAGATATACATGATGAAATAAAAAATTTTGAAACAACAAAAACAGTTGATTTTAATAATTTTGAGAAATTGAGGGATTATTATCTCACCATAACATCAACAATACACAATCTTCAAAATATTGCTGGATCACTCAATCCTATTTTGGCAGAGTGTTATGCAACTTATCAAAAAAATAAAAAAAATGATTATGAAGAAACAAAAGATACTAAAGAAACTAAAGAAACTAAAGAAAATAAAGAAACTAAAGAAACTAAAGAAACAAAGGATGAAAACAATGAAGAAATAAAAAAAGAGTCAGAAGTTAAAAAAAATGATAAAAAAAAAAAATCAAGTGTTAAGCAAAATTCTGATTCTGAAGAAAAAGAAACAAAGCGAGATATTTCTGATGATGAAAAAATGCCAAAAAAAACAACGGCTAAAAGAGGAAAAAAATAAAAAATTGATATTTTTTTGTTAAATATATAAACATATTATAAAAATATAACTTTTATGGTTTTTATGAATATTATCGAAAATGTAAATTCTGCATCATTTGATCATAAGGCATATCACAATTCAAACATCAATAATACGAAATTATGTAATACAATAAAATGTACTGATAACAGCGATTCATCATGCAAACAAAAGAAATCACAACAAAAAAATATAAAAAAAATGGAGAAAAAAATAACAATACAAACATCAATAAATGCATGTTTTTTTGATTTGAACAAAAAATTCACAAAGAATTATAAAATTCCTGAAAAATGTATAGAAAGAGATACATTATCATTTATATTATATGATGAGTATACGTGAATCATTTTTTGAAAAAATTGATTTTTAGAATGAATAATTTGGACTCCAATACATAAAAAGTAAATTTTATTTTGATTTAATGGATATAAACAAGGATCCAAAAAAATATGCTGAAAATTTATCAATCGATGATTTAGTAAAACTTCTGACAAAATTTTCAGATGCATACTACAACACAGGAGAAAGCTTGGTATCTGATAAAATATATGATGTAATGTTTGATGTTTTGAAAGAAAGGGACCCAAAAAATTGTTATTTTAAAAATGTTGGTGCACCAATAAAAATCATCAAAGAAAAAGTTAAACTACCGTTTGAAATGGGAAGTTTAATAAAAATCAAACCAGATAAAAATACGTTGTCTGGGTGGATGAAAAAATACAAAGGTAAATATTTTTTATCTGATAAATTAGATGGTGCATCAGCTCAAATTTACAAAAATAATTCTGGGAAAATATTTATGTTTTCAAGAGGTGATGGTATAGAGGGACAAGACATATCCCATTTGCTCAAATATGTCACATCAAAAAAAAATATTGATAGTATACCAAATGGAACAAGTATACGGGGTGAAATGATTATTTCCAAGGACCAATTTTTGAAAATAAAAGGTAAAATGAAAAATGCGCGAAATGCGGTGGCAGGATTGATAAACTCAAAAACTATCGATATTGATGTTGCAAAAGTGACGGATTTTGTTCCATATGCCATATTGAATCCGCGTTTTAGTTATGAAAAGCAAATGGAACTATTAAATGAATGGGGATTTGAATCAGTAGCGTATAAATTTACGAATGAGCTATCCGAAGATATATTAAAAAAATATCTCATGGAACGTAAAAATGTAACTGAATATGAAATAGATGGTATTGTTTGCATAGATTGTTCTATGGTATATCCACATTCTGGAGGATATAATGATCATGAATTTGCATTTAAAATGATTTTAGATGATCAAATTGCAGAGACAACAGTTGAGGAAGTGTTATGGGATCCATCAAAAGATGGATATTTAAAACCCAAAATAAGAATTAAGCCGGTAGATTTGGTTGGTACAACGATAACATATGTCACTGCTTTCAATGCAAAATTTGTCTCGGATAATAAAATCAATAAAGGAACAGTAATAAAAATTATTAGAAGTGGTGATGTTATACCATATATTCACGAAATTGTTAAACCATCAAAAGAACCACAAATGCCATCATTTCCATACAAATGGAACAGCACAGGTGTGGATTTGATTTTAAAGGATGAAACGGATACGAACGGAATGCAAATCATGACGGTAAAAATATTGTTGCATTTTTTTACAACAATTGGAGTAAAATATTTGAGCGAAGGGATAATAACAAAACTGGTGGAAAATAATTACACAACAATAGAAAGTATACTTACTGCTAAAAAAGATAGCATGTATATGATTGATGGATTGGGAAAAAAAATGGTTGATAAAATTTTTGTTGAAATTGACAGAGCATTTGCGGAAATGACATTAGAAACTTTTATGGCGGCATCAAATAAGCTTGGAAGAGGATTGGGGTCGAGGAAAATTGCTGAAATATTGGAAATGTATCCAACCCTTTTGAAGGACCCGACCAAAGGATTGTTGGATAAAATTTTATTGGTTCCTGGTTTTAGTAATACAACGGCTGAATTATTTGTTTCAAATTTTGACAATTTTTTAAAATTTTATAATAATATTGCAAAAATAAAAGATTTATCGCGATTTGACAAAGTTTGTTCCAAAGTCACGGGAGATAAATTTAAAGATCAAATTATTGTGTTTACTGGTGCACGAGATCCAGAATTAGAAAAATTTATAATATCGAATGGCGGTAAAATTGGATCATCAGTTTCATCAAAAACAACGATTTTAGTGCATGCGGATGATGCTGATACATCAACAAGCAAATTTGTTAAAGCATCGGAATTAAATGTGAAAATAATGAAAATTAGTGAGTTCAAAAAAAAAATTGAAAAATAACAACATCTTACAATCTCCATTAATATCCTTTTTTTATTAACTAACGCTATAAAAGAAACAGTTTCTGTCCTTTATTGAAAACAAAGCTTTTTGCTTTGTCCTTTGCTCTCAAAACTCTCAAGCTCTCTTAAATCTCAAAATCTCAAGTTTGGGCATGCCAAAAGACACCAAAAAACAAAAGCCACGACGTGCACCTGACAATCGTGGCTTTTGTGTTACATCAGAGACCCAAGAAAAAACCGATGAATCAGTGTGGAGTCATCAACGCAACTTCATCGCGTCATTTTTTGCAATGCTCGCAATGCCTTTCTTGTTGTACTACACTGCCCCGGTTGGATCTGGAAAGACCTACACAGTGCTCAAGATTGCTGATGATATTCGGAAGAAAGGTATGCACAATCGAATTTTGTTTGTGTCGAGCTACAATCTCGTCATTCAGCAGATGGAGTCAAACTGTGCCACATGGAAAGAAGGAGCCATTCCTTGTTGCAAAGTGTTGACTATCGGTAACAATGTTGTGTGCCACCGTCCGAAAATCAATAAGGAAATGAGCGGTACTCCTATCATTTTCATCGCAGATCCGTCAAGCGCACGCGATTTTATTTCATCCTTGTCACCTTCCGACAAAGAGCGCTTTGTCTTGTTCTTTGATGATCCATCGACATCCAATGATGTTTCAACGATTTCCTTGTTGGCGAATTCACTTCCGCGAACAATTCTTTCGTCAGCCACACTACAGCGTTCTCAAACGCTCGAAGCGTTGTTTGCTTCACGATTTCAAGGTGGAAAAATCATGGAGTTCAGTGCATCTGGTGCGTACATATCTCATGTGTACATTGTATTGGATTTTGATCCAGCAAAGTTTGCTACTTGCAAAGCATCATACTGTCGAAGAGGATCATTCATTTTCACTTCAAATCCTCGCGCACTTGAATCTTTAATGATCAATGAGTTGGTAAAAGATCCTCCAAGAAGTTGTCCAAACTCCAAAAAACAAGGAAGCAAAGATGGATTCAATCCGGATTATTACAATTACGACGGAAAATATTGGATCAACACACTACAGCATCGTATCTTGTGGGGGGGTGAAAATCCGGCTTTTAATGATTATCGAGATTACACAGGTGGTGCCCTATCAATTAGGGAAGCTTGTGGAATCACGATAATATTGAAATCGGAGCTGGACATCCAAAAAGTTTTTCAAGATCTAGAAAAAAAGCAAAATGTCTTTAACATCACCAACGTGGGTCTTTGTGATCCAAACTCGCCATTTGTTGGATTGGATCTTTCTGAAACAATAAAGGATGTTGTTGTTTTGGATGATTTTGCAGCGATGCTATCTGACAGCGATCTTCATCAACTTGTCGGTCGTTTTGGTAGAAACGGAAACACCTGCAACGTTTTTGCATCAGCTCAAACGTTGGAAAGGATAAAGAATTTTTCGCGTGAAAACGTGCAGAAAATCGATCCTTTCCGAGCGCTTTCCGAGTTGCCAGCAGAATCACAAGCGCCAAAGCCGATCATTTTTCAAGGATGTACTTTTTTAGGTGCATCTCGAAGCGAACATTGTATAGATGTTTATCTTGCGCGCACTGCTTCTATTGATGAAAACACAAAGTTCTACAACGTTGAAAACTTTTCGGATCTTGAGATCACAGCTGAAATCGTCCCAGCTCCAGCTCCAGTTCCAGTTCAAGCTAAAAAGCCTGTTGATGAGGATGATTGGGAAGAAAGTGCACGACGAGAAGAAAGGAAAAAAGCAAAAGCAAAACAGTTGTCCAAACGCCAACTGTAGTATTTTTTTATTATTTTTATTTTTTGTTGCTGTTCATTTTCATTTTTTATTCAAAAATAAAAAATGAAAAAATGACATAAAATAATAACAATATTGAACATGATAATTAACCATGTTTTTTGACTGGAATGAAGATACGGAAGAACAAAAAACCATAAAAGCATATAAATCGGAACTTGCGATATTAGAATATGGAAATGATAATGAAAAGAATTTATGTGTTACATATCAGGGAGAATTAGTAAAAGCCAAATATTTTATTGACGTAATAAATAAAATTGGCAACACAGTATTAAAAAATTTATGTCTAAAAATATATCCTAATATTTTTATTATAGATGATAATAATCTTAAAATAAAAAATATTAAAATTGATGGATTTGAATTTACAAATGACCAATTAATAGCATCAAATAAATTTATTAATTTTTTAATTGACGATACAAAAATGTTTGGTTTGTATGGATACTCCGGGACAGGCAAAACAACAACTTTAATAGAAATAGTATCATATTTACTAAAAAAAAAATTAATAAAATCTGTAGCATTTACAGCACCAACGAATAAAGCAGTGGATGTTATGAAGGGAAAATTTGAAAAATCTCTTAAGGAAATTTATGAATTGTATACGGGAAAAATACCTCATGAAAGTGTGAATTTTGGGGATATGATTTGGAAATTATATGAATATGGAATATTAATAGAATTCGAAACAACACACAAACTATTGAATTTTGAATCGGATTTTAATAATGAAGGTGAATTGATATTCAAGAGAAATAAAGAGTGCGATTTTTGGAAATATGGTATGATTGTTGTTGATGAATGTTCGATGTTACCAGCTCAAATGATTGATATTATATTTTCAGAAATAAGAGAAAATAAAAAAGATGTAAAAATAGTATTTACAGGAGACACGGCACAATTACCACCAGTGAATGAAAAAAATAGCATAATTTTTTCAAAACACACAGATAATTTTCCATTCGATATATACTTGTCTTGTTTTGGATTTACACAAGAATTTATTGAAAATGGAAAAAAAAATGGAAACGTTTTTAACGATATTAAAATTACTCAATTGAAAACAAAATATGATATTCTAATGGCGGAAATTATAGCAATGGATCATTATACAATGAGTCAAGTTGTTCGAAGCAAATCATCAAATGTTCTTGGCATTTGCAACACAATACGCAATTGGACATTAAATTTTTCAAAGGATAAAAATTTTAAGAAATTTGTAGATGGAGTAGATTGTCAAGTTTTTATGCACCAACAAGGATCAGAAAAATTGGAATCAAAATGGTTTAAAAATTTTTTGAAAGATTGTGAAAATGAAAAAGATAGTATAATATTGACATGGACAAATAAACAATGTGATAAATATAATAATGAAGCAAGAAACATAATTTTTAAGGACAACAAAACAATAAAGCGCTTCGAAATTGGCGATATATTAATTCTTGGTGGATATTACAATATAAAAGATGATAAAGTGGCAACAAGCAATAAATTTTACACATCAGAACAAATAAAAATTATTCAAATCGAAATGATTGAAAAACAAATAGATAAATTTCCAGATTCAATCAATAAAAAAGCGCAAGTATTGGAAAATGCGAAATCATATGATCAATATTATAAAAAAACTATTGAAGCAATAAATGAACAAACAACATCAACAATAAAATGTTGGAAATTGATGGTCAAACGTATTTCAAGTAAAAGTGATGATTTGTCAACGTTATATGTTATAGATGATCAAGAAAAAAATTTGTATACTTCTAATTGTGAAAAGGTCGTAACACTGATAAAAAAATTAAGAGGGATCCTTGCCACCAAATATAAAGCAAAAATGCAATTCATAGAGAATCACATCATAAAACAATTATGGAAAGATTATCATAAACTATATGTGCAACCATTTGCAAATGTTAATTATGGATACAGTATAACATGTCATAAAGGTCAAGGTTCAACGTTTTATAATGTTTATGTTGATATGAATGATATTATAAAAAATGCAAATGAAAATGAAATGAAACGATGCTTGTATACTGCAATATCAAGAACTTCAAACAAATTATATTTACTCATATGAATTTGATAAAAATATTTCGGGATTGTGTAATAAAAATTGAAATAATAAATAATAAATTATTGGATTCATACAACAAAAAAATAACAAATTGAATAAAAATGGCAAATATTAGTTTGAGTTGTGATAGATACAATTGCATTCCGTTTGTGGATGAAATGGTGCGATATTTAATAAATAATTCAGTTTATACAAAAGATGATTTTCTTGATTCATATGCGAGTGTGAAAACTTTATGGAGTGATTCTGCACAAAATGATGAACATGTAAAATTTAAAATTGCAATAAGCGTAATTGTATTTATCATTATATTTTGTACGATTGTATTTGCTATGATGGTTTTGTATCACGTATTGATAACTGGCGGTGATAAAGAAAAATTAGAAAATATCGAAGTTGAAAAGTACAAGCGTTATTATATTTACAATAGCGAAAACAGAGCAAAAATTTTAGAAACATACAGAGCAAGAAATATGATACTATGGATTGTATTTTTGCTAAAAGTGGGAATTATTATGCTCATGTCATTAATAACCGTTATTTATCAGTTTCGTTATCAAAAGGTAAAAGGAGCAAATACTATTTTTGGTGGCAATAAAGTACAAGTGACGAGATATTGTATGACTATTTTATTTACATCATTGTGTGGTGCTGTATCAATCGTATGTGTTATGTTTTCACGAAATGGTATAAATTGGAAAACAATAAACAATCACAAATGTGCAATATTTACTGTTGGTTTAATATTTGGATTGTTTGAAATATCATCGGAAGCTTCTGGTTTAAATAGATTTTTACATCAAACGAAAATTACTAACAATGACGATGAATATGGTATATTGAGTGGTGTATCAAATTTGTCTCCATTGGGTAAATCATTGTTTGTATTGTACCAAATGAATTCAGATCCATTTGTTACATCATTATTATACACATTGATTGGTATAGCAATATTAATAGCAATCTGTATGACATTTACAATTATAATATACATTGTAAATAACAAAGCAATTCATTTTTCAGTCGACTATCAAAAAATTATGTGGCTGGAACCAAAATCACATAAAAATCATATTCAATTGCCATTTCCTTATGGAAATAATGATAATGATAATGATAATGATAGTGATAGTGAAAAAACAAATGAATTAGATAATGATTATATTAATATTAAAAAAGAACCAATAACGAAAAATAATAAATTTGCTTTTTTGATTGAAATTATGATTAGTTCGATGTTTATACCAGCATTACCATTTATAGTTAGAAATTATATTACGAATGATGAGCCTCCATCCTATATGGAATGTGCATGTGCATTGGGATTTGCATTTTGTGGAAGTGCATTACATTTAATTTTACAATATACGGGATGTATTACTATTGATGATTAAAATTTCAATTCAATTTTGCCGGTAAAATACAAATAAATTGCTATGACGATAAAAAGCATTAAACACAAAATAGCAATAACCAATGATGAGTTTTCTTTCATTTTACACACAAAACTTTTTTTTTTAACAATAGTAATGCTGTCACTATTATCACTATCTGAACTATCAGAACTATCATAATAATCAGAATAATCTTTATATTGCGAACTATTACTCATTATATATATGCAAAAGGAATATGTTTTGGTTCTTTTTGACTCGTTATTAAATTATAATTGTAAAAAAACAATATAAAATACAATTTATATACCATGACAAATTTGATAGGAATTCTTGATCCAGATGGAAAGAATGATAATCCATTGACGAATAAACAATATTCAGAGGAATATAAGACATTGGCAAAAAAATGGAAAGAATATCCAGCTTATAAAAATCCACAAAAATCAATTCAGGATATAACTGACAATAATGTCATTCTTGTTATATCGGGTACTGGTTCTGGTAAAACTGTTTTGATTCCAAAGTATACATTGCATGCATTTAATTATAATGCAAAAATAGCTATTATTTTACCAAAACAAATATTGGCGAAATCCAGTGCTGAATTTGCGGCAAAAACATTGGATGTTGAATTAGGAAAAGAAGTGGGATATAAACATCGCGCCGAAAAAAACTACGACAAAGATAAAACCAAATTATTGTATACAACTGATGGGACACTTGTTTCAATGTTATTAAATGATCCAGAATTAAAAGAATTCAATGCTGTTATAGTCGATGAAGCTCATGAACGACGAACACAAACTGATTTTTTATTGTATTTATTGAAACAAGTATGTTTGAAACGATCAGATTTTAAGTTGATCATCATGTCAGCAACAATAGATGAAACGATATTTTCAGAATATTTCAAAGGACTTAAATATCTTTCCATGAACATATTTGGCAGGACGAATTTTCCAATTTCCAATGTGTATACAAAAGTAGATAAATCCAATTATCTTGAAGAAGGATTGAATCAAATAAAAGAAATAATTAAAACAACAACAGAAGGAGATATTTTATTTTTTGTTCCCAATGTTGCTGAAACTTTCAATAGTTGTTATAAAATTATAGACAACAATAGTTTTTGTATAGAAGTATACGCTGGCATGACATTGGAAAAAGAAAATTTGGCTGTTGATAAAGATTTATATAAGACTAAATTTAACAAAAAAAGAAAAATTATTATCGCAACGAATGTTGCAGAATCATCATTGACAATTGATGGGATAAAATATGTGATTGATTCAGGTTATGAAAACACAAGTTATTATGATCCAAAAAAAAACTCAAAAGTTATTGAAAAACGAATGGTATCACAAGCTCAAATAAAGCAACGTTGTGGACGCACTGGTAGAACGGGACATGGGATATGTTACCATTTGTATACACCACAGACGTATGATAAACTTTTAAAATTTCCAAAACCAGCAATTCAAACAAGTAATATTTACACAGAATGCCTATCATTATTAGCATGGGAAACAATACAAACGTTTGATAAATTGGAACAAATATTGCTTGAATTTATTGAACCACCGACACAAGACTATATCAACAGTGCAAGAATTATGTTGCTAAAACTCGGTTTAATTGAAAATAATAAAATAACAAAATTTGGATTATTTGCTAATTCAATACCATTGGAACCAATGCAATCAATAGCAGTATATGCTGGATATATTCTCAATGTATCAAAAGAGGTTTTAATGATATTGATAATTGTCGATACAATTAAATATAATATTGGAGAATTATTCTCCTTTGATAAAAATGAAACAGACATTAAAAAAATAAAAAAATTTGATAATATAAAAAACAATCTTGCGAAGAAAAATAGTGATCACTATACACTACTTAAAATATTTTTAAAATATCGCCATTTGAAAAAAAAATCAGAAGAAAAATTAAATGAATGGTTGCAAGAAAATTTTTTAAAAAAAAATATATTGGAGAAAATAAATAATTATTACAAAAAAGCAAAAAATGATTGTATACAAAAAATTAAAGTATATATGGAAGATCCGGAAAATAAAAATTATGTGGATAATTTAGAAGACAATCAAAAAATTACAGAATTGAAAAAACAAAGTTTAAAAAAAAGAATTATGATATCATTATACAAAGGATATTTTTTAAATACAATGCACATGGGATCAATGGGTTATAAAAACGAAAAAATCAATGTTATAAAAATATCAAGAGATTCCTGGATGGCTAGCACTGAAAAAAAAAGAATTATGTATTCAGATGTTTTAACAATCGCAAATACATCATATGCACAAATTAATTCTTATATAACAAAAAATGTCATTGAAATAGCAAATAGTATAACAATATAATATTGTCATAATAAAAAACATTGCAAATGATAATTGATTTAATGGTGATTACTTTGAATATAAAAGCAAATGATTAAGTATATTTTTATTGTTATATATTTTTATTATCATATTACTATAATAATGAATAATAAGTTACATTTTTCAAGAATAATAAGAAAGTCTGATCCTAAATTGCCATATGTATACAATAAAACAAAAAAAGAACAATATACAGAGGAAGAATCTGTCGAATATTTTCACAAACAAATAAAGCCTGTTCTTGGAAATTGTCATTGGGGTGCAATGAAATTATTCTATAGTGAATTGGAATTTATGGTAGCAGTATCAAAATATATAAATATTGATGAGTGTTTAGTTGTATACATTGGTGCTCAACCAGGATTTCGGTTAAAACATTTGTTTATAAAAATGTTTTTTCCCAAAATGCATATGTTATTATATGATCCATTAAAATTTGATATTGAAGAAGATGAACAAATAATCATTAAAACAGGAGTAAATGGATGGTTTAGCGATGATACAGTGAAGGAAGTATTGGAGATTGCTAATGGGCGAAAAATATTATATATTTCTGATATCAGAGTGAGCGACGAGGATGAGTATATTCGTGAAGTTAACATATTTGAAGATATGCAAAAACAACAAAAATGGGGAATAATGATGAATGCAGAATTTATGTTGCTTAAGTTTCGAACATTTTTTTATAAAGAAAAACCAGAAGAAATAGACTTTATTGATAATGATTTACAAAAAGAATATGGTGATAAAACGATATTCAAAATGAATAATGAAAAGCACACAAATAGAAGCATATGGTATTTGTATTTAGATGGTACGATTTATAGTCAAATATATGCACCATCACGAAGTACTGAATGCAGACTATTTGTGAAAAAAATAAAATATTATAAGAATAATAAATCATATTCAACAGAGGATCAGGAGAAATACAAATTAAAATATTATAGTAATATTGTACAAGAAGGTATTTCTAATTATTTTAATTTGAACACAAGAATACATCCATTTGTATACAAAAAAAGCGATAAAATGTCAAAATATATTGTTGGGCAAAATATTTCATATTCATCCGCATCGGAATATCGGATCATGTATAAATATTTAAAATATGCACATATAAAACCAACATTCAAAAATATATTAAACAAAATTATACAAGTGCATACATTTTTTAATAATAGATATTCCAATAATTTGGTATTGTGTGGATTTGTAAAAAATATTCAAAATATAAAAAGGAATAAGGACCCGACGATTTATAATATTCTTATGGCAAGAATGCAAAATGATTTAAACAGTATGGTAAAAAGAATGAATGAGCAAATACAATATGTAAAAAAATCCAAAAATTTAACTGAAAATATTAAAAAAGAATACATTAAATCAATTAGAATATATTCAAATCCGATTATCGAAATAAAAAACGATGTTTTATATTTGAAGAAAATAAAATAAAGATCAATGACATTTACTATTTTTCTTTTTTTAATGAACTGGAATATTGTGATTCAAGCTCTAATTCTGTTTTTTTTAAACAACTTTCGAGCTTTTTTTCAAGATATCCTTCAACAATTTCTCTCATAGTATCATTATACATATCATTTATCATAGAACCCTCAATAAATTTTATTTTATTTTCATCATACAAACTAAAACACTCATGTATACCACAATTTACAACATAATTATGACACATACGATCAGCATTTTCAATATCATTTTCCAAATTGTCAAAATCTCTGATTAATTTTATCATTGTTCCCAATGATGTTCCTATTTTCAGCAAATTATCAAATGATTTTTTGATATCGGTATTGCCAAATAAAAATCCCATTAAGACAACGCATTGTCCTATTGTACCATATTTATCACAAATATATTTTTTTATATCCGAATTTTCAATTCTGGATAATTTTTTGTATTTATCAAAATTCGTTGAGTCATTAAATTTATATTTAATAATATCGGTTTTTTTCATTTTTAATTTTTTATCCGATATTGTGCATTCAGTTAACAACAATAATTTTTCATGAATGAATGAATTTATTTTTTGATTCATTTTGTTTACACTGTCCTTATCTTTGTCCAAAGCATTTTCCATTGTTTTTAAATTTTGCATAACCGATTCCAAAATAAAGATCGTCGCTTGATTAATAATGTTTTTTATGCTTTTTTCATCATATTTTTTTTCATAATATTTGATATTTTCATTTATAACAACAATTAATACCATTAAAAATATCGCGCTCGTTATATGCATAATGTGAAATGGTTTTATTTTATTTTTTTTAACTTGTATACCAAATATTGTTCCAATGACAACATAAAATAATGAAAAATCCGTTTCGATAAAATCTTTTATAATATCTTTATCCAAAAAATTATTAAAACAACTTTTGGTCGTCAAAAAATTATACATGTTTTCTTTGTATCTTGCAATCTTACTCATTGACTATATATATATCTTATTTTTTATACCAAACAAAACCAACGCTCCATGACAATTTTTTATTATCAAAAACAAATTTTTAATACAGTAATTATATATAGATTATGCCTTATAATAATACACTTTTTGAACCATTGAATTATTCTAATGATTTTTTCATTGATAATGATTATGGTATCGAGCAAGGAGATTTTAATATTTACACAAATGAATCAAACGCTTCAAATAATCATAACAAACACAATAATAAGAAAAGAGAAAAAGAAAATTTATACAGCTATGCAATACCAAATTTATATGACGGCGATGAAAGAGACATATTGGATATAGAAAATTCAAAACTAAATTATAAAAAAAAGTTTCCAATGGAAACAATTTATAATTACATTATTGAAGGATCTGGAGATGCAGATGAATCACAAAATTCATTAGGAAACAAAAAGGAACATTTTGGTAATATTATTAAAAAGAGCAACGATTATATTTATTTTATTCTTGCATTTGTCATTATTACTATATTATTATTTTTGGCTGCTATGTACGATATGAATAAACCATATATGTGCCTTTATAAATAAATATATATGCATATTATAAATGAGCTTATTATTAACAATTCCAATTGCCATAATATATAATATTGTTGTAAGCCAAGCGGCTGAGTTAGCAACAAAAGATATTATAATGAAAGATAAAATACAGAAAGTTATTATAATTGATATTATTGGAGCTATTGTAGCTTTTGCATTGGCATATTTGTTTTTTGAAAGTGGTAAATTGAAAAATAAAATAATTAAATATGGTCTAATGCTTGGTGGGTTAATATTGGCTGGTTATACGATATTATGCAATTGGTATAATATTGATGATACAACGAAAATAATGGCATTGGGAGGAATATTGTTGTATATTATGATTTATAGTTATAAATATATTTAGTATATTACCAATTTTTTTATTATAAAAAAATTGATTTTTGATCATAATGAATATATAAAAAAAAATTGTATTAAAAAAAATTATGAAAAGACAACGAGAAAATAATACGGTTGAAAATACTGTTGGTACTGAAAATGAAGTGACACATCAACAATTAAAAAAATACAGAAAAGAATTTGAAAAGGATCAGCATAATCAAATTATTCAAAATGCTTTATGCACGAATAATTTACGATATATATCAGAAGTGCGATCATATATGCAATCTATTGATACACATTTTTCACATGTTCTTGATCCACAATTAGTTGTTTCTGACCAAAAAAGTACTGGACGTTGTTGGCTTTTTGCATTACTTAACATCATAAGGCATGATTTAATTCGATATTATAATTTACCATTTGATTTCGAATTATCACAATCATATTTAAGTTTTTATGAAAAAATAGAAAAATGTAATCATGCATTGCATTTTTTTATGAACAAAGATAAATTGGATCCGACTGATTACAAGACACAAAAAATATTGATTAATGATGTGCAAGATGGAGGAACATGGACAACTTGTTGTAATCTTATTAAAAAATATGGCATAATTCCGAAAACTTGCTTTAGGGAAAGTGTTCATAGTTCTGACACATATGAATTGAACAATCTTATTTCATCAAAAGTAAAAGAATTTGCATTTGAACTTGTGAATGAAAAAGATAAATCAAAACGTTTAATTATGAAAGAAACAATGATGGGTGAAATATATTCTATACTTGTAAAAATGCTCGGTACACCACCAAATATTAACGAAAAAGTAAATTGGTGCTATTCCGTACGGGAAGATATGTTGGATCTTTTAAAAAAAGAAAAAAAGAGAAAAAGAACAGGATATGAAACAAACATGATAAAGAAAGAATTATGTGTGACACCGTTAGAATTTTATAATTCTTTTGTGGTGAATAAACTTGATGATTATTGTATTTTGACACATGATCCACGCAACGAATATTATAAATATTATCAATCATATAATGGTGATATTGTGGTTGGCGGAAAACCGAACGGATATTATAATTTACCAATTGAGGAAATCGCAAAATTCGCTGCTGAAAGTATAAAAAATAATTATCCTGTTGAAATTGATATTGATGCGCCACGTTTCTTTCATCAAGAGGAAGAATTGATAGATGAAAAGGTATTCAATCATAACGGTGTTTTTAATTTGAAATTTGATAATTTGTCAAAAAAAGATAATTTGAAATGTTTGTACAGTTATCCAACGCATGCTGTAATAGTTGTGAGTGTTGACATTGAAGAAAAAACAAATAACATAAAAAAATGGCGCATTGAAAACAGCTGGGGGTCTGATTTGTTGTCTCTCTTAAAAGGAAAGACAGATGCCGGACATTATATTATGAGTCATTCATGGTTTTGTAAATATGCGTACTCTTTTGTTGTTCATAAAAAATTTATTCCAACACAAGTATACAAAAAATATCTCTTGGACGAACAAAATCCAATCATACTCCCTGATAATGATATTTTAGGATATTAATTTTTTTTTTAATTTCATATAATAAAAAAATTTCCAAATCCATTAACAATAAATTTTGCTTGATTATCATTCAATAATTCAAATTCCTTGCATCCAGAATATAAGTTTTTAACATTTTCTTTTGTTATTAATCCATTATTCCATGTTGCGATAAAATGCATTTTACCATTACCATAGTACCATATTATTGATAAACTGAAATTATAATAGTTATTTTTGTTTGTTTTTTGTCTATAAATATCACAAGCTTCCTGGATATTTGTATCAATATCATTAATTTTTTCTGTATACTTTGTTTGCAATAAATATCCTCCGATCTTTGTTCCATAATTTGTTTCATTTTGAACGACATAATTAATAGTTATTTTTTCATTTTCATTAATATTTATTGTTTTGTTTAATACAAATTCAGCATTTAAAATATTTTTATATAATGATCCATTATTTCCAATTTGTTTTCCAAATAAATCCAATGATGGTAAACCACATCCTGACGCATTTCGATGACCACCTCCACCATATATTAAAGCTATTTCCGATACATTAACCTTGTTGTTCGCAGAACGTAAACTTATCATGCATTTTGATCCATCAATTGTGTAAATTAATGAAAAATCACAATATGGGTATTTTTCAAGTAATTGATTTCCAATTTCAGATGCGAACACCGTTGAATTACAAAATGCAACGAAATACATTTTTCCTTTTATTTCAATTGGTTTAATTGATGAATATGATATTGCATTTTCGATTTGTTTATTTTTCTGTTTTAACAAGATATTTCCGATTGGTTTTGCTATATCATTTATGGCATTTGGTTCCAACAATTTTTCATATTCGCTCAATTCAAATGGCAATGATGCTATATATGTTGTAATAGCAAGCGTATCCGGTAATGCTTTTTTCCAAATATCATTATCTTCAATATATTTTATGAGACTGGGAACGAGTGCATCCGTGTTATGGGGAAAAAAATACATCCAAGTTAAATACGCTCCACTATGATTAATATCAAATATCTTATAATTTAAATCCAACGATTCTAACTCATTTTTTGCAGATATATGATGGTCAATAATTAAGAATGATTTACATTCGGCAATAATTTTTTCTACAATATTCTTTTTGTATGAAAAATCACATATAATAACATTTTTATTTGTCAGATTTGGAGGCGGTGAATTATGAGTGGCTGGAAAAAATTCGGGTTGGGATATATTGCTATTTTTGTAATATGTATATACTGCTAAAGCAGATCCGATACCATCGGGACAATTGGCATGAAAAATTACAATGTCAATTGCATTTTTAATTAATTTTTTTATTGGCATTATATTATTGCGATATGGTTATATTTTTAATTTACATGATATTCTTTTTCAATTTTTATAATAAAAAAAATTGAAAAAATAATATAATATTGATAAAAATATAATAATATATCGTGTCAAAAGATGTACTGTAGATCCTTACGGATGAATAGCCTACGTAAATGAATTTTATATAAAATATTTAAATATTCAAAAATTTTAATTCATTTGGTTATTTATTTTTTTCACATTGACACAGAGTTTTTGTTTTGTTTGTTTTTTCGGTCTTGAGATGGCTTAGAATCTTCGATTCTGAGTAATCATTGTACATTCCTGAATTTTTTCACAAGAAAATTTTGTTCCTGTTATTTTCAAAAAAAAAAAAAAAAAAAAAAAAAACTAATAAATGAATACATATGATATATGCATGCTACATAATACAAATCCTATAATAATATTTTTTTATCACAATGAGACCACGTTGCTTTATGAAAAATTAAAAAAATTTTTTTTTATACAATACATATATAATGAGCGATAATCAATTATTGACAAATATATTGAACAATCCACAACCCACTGATATTGTTGTTAAATTTTCCAATTTGACAACTAGAGGAATGGATATAAAACTGAATCTCGATGATTTGGCACGTGAACGAGGTGTTGACGCAAAAAATGCAAATTTTATTTTTGCATTTCTCAATAAAACAAATAAAATTGATGCAGATTTCAACGTTTCAATATCGGCAGGACGATATGCAAATTCAACATGTCCGTCGTGTCCGTCGTGTCCGTCGTGTCCGTCATGTTCGGCATGCCAATCTAATTCATGTCCGACATTTGGTATTGTAAGTGGATCTATAATAGGCGTTTTAATTTTAATTATAATATTCATATTGGTTTTCAATTTTGCTTTTCGCCAAAATAAAAAAAACTAAAATTTTTCTATTGCAAATTTAATGTATAATATAGTAATAATTATTGCTTTGATTATGGGAATTGTGTGCATAACAATATCTTTAATTAAACAAAAAAAAACTCAAAAAAAAGTTATTTATCGTTATATTCCGCGAACTTTGGAAGAAGAACAAGAAGAGCCTGTTTATGCGAGTGATATTTTCAAAGCAATTAATTCAACAAAAACGGCATGGATTTATAGTGTTGCAGACATAAACATTCCAAAGCACGAAATTTCTTTATAGCGAATAAAATACGACAAACACTATTATTATGATCATAAAGAAAATCATTAAAATAAATGGAATATCAAGCAATCCTGAATCTTCTTTTAATTCTAAATCGGTAAATTCTTCAATTTCATTATTTTTTCTTTTTGGTACGTATGATTTCAGTGTATCTTCAATTATGTAATCATAAATGGAATCATTATCAAAGTCGATATTATCTTTTGTCATTTTATATATTGTATTATAAAAATAATATCAAAAAAACATCATTAAATATTTTTTTTTGCAATATAATATATAATATGAGCAAGATATATTGTGATATTGGCGATGTTCCAAAAGGATCAACGCGAGGTAGTATGACTCAATGTGCTGAAAAGGGTCAAATAAAATATTATGGTGCAAAGAAAGTTGATAAAAAAATTTTGGATTCTGTTTTGGATAAAAAAAACTCCAAAAAGGGAAACAATGATAAACAATTAAATGCATTGAAAATTGAAATGGCTGGGCAAATTGGAAAAATAAGCAAATTAAAAAAAGAATTGAAGGATGAAGATGATGACAAAAAGTATAAAAAACTTGAAAAGGAAATAACAAAACAGGAAAAAGAATTTGCAAAAATGAAAGAAAAAGCAATCGCACTAAAAAAAAAACTTGATAATGCTAAATTAGGAAGAACCAAAACATCAAAAAGAACATCAAGAAATTCAAAAAAAACTTCAAAAAAACAAAAAGGTGGTGATTTAAGTAATGATAATAATAATGGCAAAGGAAATGATGCTGTTGAAATGTGGATTTGTGATTGATGGACGCGTCACAAAATATAAAACATTTTGTTCAAGTATATAATTATAAAATGTTTGATAATTTGACAAATAATGATAAAATTGGAATTGGATGTATTGCATTATTAATTATTGTTGTTTCGGTCATTGTAAGTTATTATATAATGACATCACATACTCACAAAATAATTAAATCTCAAAGGCATAAAAAACAAAAACAAGCATCACAAACGAAACAAACACAAGAACAATCATCTCAACAAATTCCTCAAATTGGATCATTCGAAAATGAAAATGAGCAAGAAAATGAATGTATGGATAGTTATATGGATCCTGTTGAAAACAATGAATTTTTGGACAATGATAATTCAAAAAAAAAAGTTACAAAAAACAATGTATTCATGAGAGATATAGTTGACAGCAATTGATATAAAAATGCGGGCACAATATTTTTATTTTTTACTCTCATTATTTTTATAATATAATGGATGATTATTTCATTGTTTTATTTATAATTTTTTGTTGTCTTGTGATATATTATTATTTTGTTATTCTTGCAAGAAAAAATAATGCAATTGACAACACGAAACAAAAAGTACCAAAGAAAAAAAAAAATAAAACAAAAGCAAAAAAAGTATCATTTTCTGACACGGATGATGAAATAGTAATAAATAATGAAACAACTGATGTGGATTTAAATACTAATGTGACACTTGAAAAAGACGAAGTATCAATATTGTCTGATATTTCATCAGTTGATTCAGCCTTTGACAGTAAAATATCATTTCAAAATAATAAGAATGACAATAATGAATCTTTGGATAGTAATTAATTTTTTTTATGAATTTTGATAAAAAGTATATGCGATTCCATCCATCATAATTATATTGTATTTTTGAATTTGGCTTTTTCAAATCTAAAATATATAATATAATTATAATGAATATTTCAGAAGAATATATATCGAAAAACAAAAAATTAACAATTCTTGTATCTGGCTTGTCGGGCTCAAATCGATCAAAACTTGCAAAAGAAATTGCAAGAGATTTTAAATTAAAAATCATTGATTTGGATGATTACTGTAAATTAGATTATAATGAATATATTTCAATCACAGATGATATAAAAATAAAAGATTGGGATAATGCCAATGCGTATGATTGGGATAAATTTAATAATGATATGAAAAATCATAGAGAATGTGTTGCATTCGGTAATAACTTTCCCAATTCACGTATTCAATTTGTTTCGGATTTTCACATTCATATTAAATTATCAAAAGAAAAATTAATTGAAACAAGAAAAGAATATATAAGGCAACATACTGATGAATGTAAAGAACTAATTGAATTTGTGGATAATGAAATATTTGATACAATCATAAATAAATCCGTATTTAAATATTATATTGAATATCGCGATAATTCAACAATTAACAAATTTTTAAATGCTGATAAAAATACTGTTGATGAAATGTATGAACAAGTGTTTGATTATATAATTTATACAATGAGAACGTTTTTAAATAAATTTTATGAAGAACACAAAAACGAAATAAAATCAAATAATCCTGTTAGTAATATTTGTGATAGTGATTCAGATAGCAATTCATGTCAAAATAAAAAACATAGTTATATTGATACATCAAATAGTGAATTAGATGATATATATGATAATGAAACAGCAACAGATGTTATTTTTGATAATGAATAAATTACAAATTATATAATGTTGTTCCAGCAAATCCAGCACCAACAATTAATGCGCATTTTACTCCAGCAAATACTGCGATCGGTATTGCTATTGCTGATGTACAAATTGTAACAAATATATTTTTTCTCCATAAATATGATTTTTGATAATCAGATGCTATGCTTAATTCATTCATTGCAGTATTCACAATAGCAACAGTTGATTCAATGTTTGTCTGTGATTCATTTAATTTTTCACCTTGTGTTAATATCAATATGTTCATTTGATTGTTTATTTCATTTATATATTGCAGATCTGTCATTAATGATATTATAGCCTTATCATTATTTTCATCATATTCTTCTATTTTGTATGGTTCGTTATCGATCAATACTAATTTATTCATATTATCAAATAACACTTAAATAATTTTTATTATTGGTGGAAAAAATCATTTTTTATTTTGATTATAACAACAATTCATTTTTTCTATGATATATAATATACTCAATATGGAAACAAATAATTTTGACACAGAAATTTACAAAATATATAAATACAACAAAAAAGCTTCCGGAACTAATTTGTCATTATCAAAACTTAAAGTATACAAAAATAAACTAAATGAACATGTTAATAATTTGACAAATATGGGAGTGAATATTAATAATTTGACTACGTTGCAAAATGGCGGTGAGAAAAATGTAACATTTGCAAAAATGAAAGAAACAATTGCAAAAATGCAAGAATCCATAGATGCATTGCAAAAACAAAAAAAAAATTATAATGATGGTAAAAATGTGGAATATTTTACGGATGAACAAGTTGAACTCAATACAATGTCTGATAGTTTGAAAGCATTGAATGACCGTTTGGAAAATTTACATTTGTCCGACTTGGTGCCACGAACATCATCAAGTGCTCCCGCGCCCAATAAAAAAATACAAGGACCGTCAATTCCATTTCAACAAAATGTTAATAATGCTGTAGATAATCTTAAACAAAGCACAAAAGCACCAGGATTGGCTGGTCAACCAATGCAACAAACAGCACAAGGATTGTCTGGTCAACCAATGCAACAAACAGAAAATCATCAAAAAGCACAAGGATTGGCCGGACTATTTCCATCCACACCAATACAACCGCGTGTCAATGCATCAATTGGCACTCCTCAGAAAGCTCCTGGATTGGATGGACAGTTCCCATCCACGCCAATACAAACGAATGATAACACGAATGCCACTGCTTAAATAGCAAAAAAATTGATTTTTATATATTTTATATGATAATAGCAATTAGCATATAAAAACAAACTTAAACATATTATTATAATGGCTCCAAAAAAATCAACAACAAAAAAAACGAAAGAAACTGATTCCGTATCAGTTTTGACATCAGAAACAAATGAAGAAACACAAACTGCTTTTTCAGTAGCACCACCACAACCAACCCAAGAAAAACAAGAAGAAAACGAATTTGACATGGAACCATCGAAGACAACAAAAAAATGGGAATCACGCAAGGATGATATGGAAGTTTCCACAAAATTCGCTGAAAAAAAGGAAGCAGATTTACATTCTGATGATTCAAATTCAGAATCCGAAAAAGAAAAAAAAGAAAAAGTAGTATACAAAAAAGAACAAGTAAAATCACGCCATCAATTAACTTCGGTTATTAATTTTCAATATGGCGATTATCGTGATCAAGTTTCGGATAAATCAACGGCTGACTTGCTGAAACTTCTTATTGTTCGTGCCCATGATCAAAATCAATCTAAATTATGCGAAACTCTAAAACAAACATTGCGCGCACTACATTATGAATGTGATTTTCCATCATGCAGTGATAGTAATCCAAAAAAATCGCAAGAACACTCCTACCCGCAACATCAGCAATATGCATATCAATCTCGTCCACACAAACCCGAATATCGCCGTTCATTTCAACAGCCACAACAAGAAGCTGAGCAGGATTACACCTCATCATCAAGATTTAGTAACAGACGCTATTGATTAAGTGGATAAATAAACCAATTTATTTTTTTTGTATTCATGTTTAGCATAATACCATAACATGGGCATAATATAACCATTTTTATTTATTATTTTTGTTCTGTATTTTGACATGTATTCATGTAATTTTGAATTTGTAATATCATACCCTGTTGCAATATTTTTTATTGCATCATTTCCAAGTAAAATAACATATTTTTCTTCTTCAGTTGTATTTGAGCTATATTTTACAATATATACTAATGTTTTTGGATGTATACTTTCAATTTCGATTGTATTTCCATTTATGTCTTTGTCATTTTGATAATATGATTTCTCGAAAATTGATTTTTCTATTTTTTTTTTTAATTTTATGTATACAACATCTTGAACCATTGTTATTGCGTTTTTTAATGTCATAATTTTTATTTCAATTCGCTTGTTTTCTGATATCACCATTTTACTGTTTATTTTATTATTAAAATCAATTGGTATTATATCATCTTTTTCTTGCAAAATCATTGTGTAATTTTGGTATGATTGTAATACGAATATTCCTTTGAACATGACTGCACGCAATGTGACAGGGCAAATTATTATTGATACATCATATTTTTCATCATCATTTGCATATGTATCATATATTATTGGATATGACAAGCATATAAACAATGGAATTATTTTCCATACATTTCCACTATTATATAATATGACATTATCATCTAGTTTCAAATCATACTGTTCATAATTATCAAATTTATAATCTGTTTTTTGCAGTATTCTTGATTTTACTAATTTTTGTATTTTTTCTTCTATTTCCATATTTATATAATAAAAGTTTTTATTATTTGACAACATCCAAAGCAATAAAAAAAATTGATTTTTATTATATAAATATAAAAAGTACAAATAACAATAAAAATAAAATAAATACTAATACCGATAATAAAGTATACATGGACTCTTTTGGGGAAGTCAAAAAAGAAAAAAAAACAAAAATTGTTGACAATAAAATTACTGTTAGATATATCAAGGACGGTAAATCCAAAAGGACATTTATTACAGGGTTGCATCATTTTTTGACACCGGAAGAAGAAATAAAATTAATCAAAACATTTCAAAAAACTCTTGGTGCTGGTGTTAAAGCAGAAAGTGAAATAAAAAATAAAGAAACGGATGATGATATTGAAAACAATGAAATCGAAAATGTGGATAAAAAGAAACCAGCAAAAACGGAAAAATTACAATATGGATTTCAAGGGGATCATATAGAAAAAATAGGAAAAATGTTTGCTGAATTGGAGAAATTTAAGAAGGAAGATGTTATTTGTATTAAATAAATATATTTTGATACAATAAAAAAATAATATTGCTTTTATATATAAAGCAATATTATGTCAACTATTGATAATACATATGCATTTTTAGCAGAATTTGGCAAACTCGTGGCACAATTTAAATGGTTTTTTGCAATATGCATTGCTGTTTTATTTATAATTTATGGCATTTGGACAATTTTGGAAAATAATGCAGTTGATCAAATTAATAATAATATTGATAAATATGATGTGCAATATATTGAAAATAATTTGAGCGATTATTATTTATCACCGATAAATAATGATACGAAATCACCAATAAAATCAAAAACAATAATGACATCAATATTTGCTTTTGTGATATTTTTATTAATATTCTCATATGTAAATCGTTATTTGTCGCAACAATATAAACCATATGCTGCTGCTATCGGTACTCTTTCTTTATTCGATATTTTTCATTTTATTTTTTGATTCATAATAAAACACAATAAAAAAATTGAATTTTTTATTTTTTGATTTTAAATCACTTAAAGAAACAAAATTTATATAACACAATACAAATGACAGATATAGCAATTGGAATCGATCTTGGAACCACATATTCATGCGTTGGAGTATGGCAAAATGATCAGGTTGTAATTATTCCTAATTCGCAAGGAAATCGAACAACACCAAGTTATGTTGCATTTACTGATACGGAACGTTTGATCGGTGATGCAGCAAAAAATCAAGTGGCAATGAATTTTAAAAATACGATTTTTGATGCAAAACGTTTGATTGGACGCAACTTTAATGATGCATCTGTTAAAGATGACATGAAACATTGGCCGTTCAAAGTCATCAACAAAGGAGGAAAGCCCATTATTTGTGCCACTCACAAATATGAAGAAAAGGAATTTTCTCCAGAAGAAATCAGTTCAATGATATTGTCTGAGATGAAAAAAGTTTCGGAAGAATATCTTGGACAAACAGTAAAAAAGGCAGTGATTACAGTTCCAGCATATTTTAATGATGCACAACGACAAGCTACCAAGGATGCAGGAACCATTGCTGGTTTAGAAGTTTTGCGCATTATCAATGAACCCACAGCTGCAAGTATTGCATACGGATTAGAACAAATGAAAGAAGGAGATCCAGAGAAAAATGTGTTGATCTTCGATTGTGGCGGTGGGACTCACGATTTGACAATTTTAACGATAGATGGAGGTATTTTTGAGGTCAAAGCAACAAACGGAAATACACATCTTGGCGGAGAAGATTTTGATTCGCGTATAGTGAATCATTTTATTGATGAAATCAAGCGTAAATACAAAACTGATGTTTCATCCAATCAACGTGCATTGCGTCGATTGAGAACATCAGCTGAACGTGCAAAAAGAACATTGAGTTCAGCAGCAGAAGCATCAATTGAAATAGATGCGTTGTTTACTACTGAAAGTGGTAATTCTATTGATTTTTCATCAAGAATTTCTCGCGCGCGTTTTGAAGAATTGTGTGCCGATTTGTTTCGCGCATGCATGGATCCAGTAGAAAAAGTATTACAAGATGCAAAAATGGATAAAAGACAAATTCATGAAATAGTGCTGGTTGGAGGATCAACACGTATTCCAAAAATACAAAAAATGTTGTCAGATTATTTTAATGGAAAAGAACTCAATAAAACTATTAATCCTGATGAAGCTGTGGCATATGGTGCTGCTGTTCAAGCATTTACATTGGCAGGAGGAAAGAGTGCAAGAACAACCGGAATGGTAGTTTTGGATGTGACACCATTGACATTGGGTATTGAAACTGCAGGTGGTGTAATGACAGCATTAATTAAGCGAAATACAACAATTCCAACAAAGAAAACACAAGAATTTTCAACATATTCCGACAATCAAACAGGGGTAAGTATTCAAGTATTTGAAGGAGAACGTGCCATGACAAAAGATTGTCATGAATTGGGTACATTTGAATTGAGCGGAATTCCTCCTGCACCAAGAGGTGTTCCAAAAATTGAGGTCAGTTTTGATCTTGATGCCAATGGAATTTTAAATGTTACAGCTGTCGACAAAGGGACTGGTAAGAAAAATAATATTGTTATTACAGGAGAAAAAGGACGATTGTCTAAGAATGATATACAAAGAATGATAGATGAAGCTGAAAAATTTAAAGAAGATGATGAAAATAACAAAGCTAAAATTGATGCACGAAATGAACTTGAACAATATGTTTATAATGTTCGAAATTCGATGGAAGAACCTATTATTAAAGAAAAACTACAAGATGAATATAACACTGTTATGGATGCGGTTAAAGAAACATTGCAATGGTTCAATAATAATATGGAAGCATCAAAAGATGAATATGTTTCAAGGAAAAATGAATTTGAAAGCATTGTTGCCCCCATCATAAAGAAAATTTATAATGCAGGAGAAAATGCTCGTCAAACTCAATCACAGAATGATATGCCAGAACAACAATCTTCCAATGCACAAAATCCAAAAGTAGAAGAAGTCGATTAATTTTTTTTATAAAAATTGAATTTTTTACTTTCATGATAAATGGCAATAATATTTTATTTATCATGGAAAATTTAGTATCAAACACGACGACACAATAATAGAATATATATATCCTTCATGGCGAGTGAATCTAAAGAAATAATTTTACCATTTGTTGTGATTAAAGAATTTTGCTACATCCCCACTTGGAATGCCGACAGATGCACTTTCAACAAGATTGGATGAAGGCATACCTGCAGGAACAGATGGTGCTAAAACACCATTGACATCTTCACCAAACATTCCTTTTTTATAAAGGAAATATCCAATTACGACAACAACAACAGCTACTAAAATCCATGGAACGAATACTCCCATAACTGTAATACCAGAATTTGTCAATGAGCAGCTGGATTGTTGTTCATTATCTGGTTTTTGAGCCACATTATTAGATGACATTATACTATATATTTATATTTATATTTTTTTTGTTTTGAAATAAATGAAAAATAATAATTATACTTTTTATTTTTAATGGCGTGGCAAAGAATTTTGAAAAAACAAATCTTGTATACTATATTTGCTTGCTGGGAACGATAATGCTGCCGCCAATTTATGTCCCCCACCACCAAACATTTTTGCAATTATACCAACATCTATATCTTTACTTCTCAATGACATTATATATTCTTTTCGCTCCATATTAAATGTCCAAATTAATGCAAAATCACAATCCACTTCTTTTGTTACTTTATTTCCCAACAATGAAACATTTGGACATCCGCCATTGAAAACTGCAACCTTGTATTGTCCAGGTTTTTTGAAATGATCGGGAAAATCATTATAAATTTTTTCGCTTGGAAATAATTCTAAGCTATATCGTCTTGAATTTTCTTCTAATAAATTATCAACATATTCAGCATATATTTTTCCACGTTTTATTAATGTTTTTACATTATTTGCATCAAATAATGCAAACCATTGTTTAACTATTTCAGAATCATATTTTGTGCTGTACAATGTATGCACCGCATGGATAAATGGTATTGTATGTTTTAATTTCCATTCTCCGATATCATTATCTTTTATATAGCGAACAAATAGCGGATATTTATTGTTTTTAAACAAATAATTCCATGTTAATGTTGCACCAGATTCCTTCACATCATAGACTATTGTCAATTTATCTTTATATTGTTCTGATATTTTCTTAACATCATCAACTATTGTAATATGATGATCAATAAATACTGTATGATTCGCTCTTTCAACAATTTCTCGTAAAATATTATATTTATATGCAACGTCCATTATTATTACATTTTTATTATCAATTCCATTGGGAACAGTTTCTGATGAGGGCATATCATATGCAACAATAGAATTATCTATTAATTTTTTTGATTTTAATAAAATTATTAAACTTGTGAATCCATCAAGACAATTTTTATGATAAATAGCATAATTATACATTATAATTTAGGAATATATAAATTTAATTTATATATTTATAAATTTGATTGCTCTGTACGCTTTTATTACATCACAATTATGTTTTTATTGTTTGTATACACGAATTCATTTTGCAAGTATACAGAATGCTAAAAATTAATAAATATGGCGATTTTTAATTTTTTAGTAAAAATTTTTTTATTTCAACGCCAACAACCAAAATATCAGCATTATTTCCCGCAACAGTAATCATTTTTATTGTTTTTTTTATTGTATAATTTTTGTTTATATTTTCAGAAAACCATTCATCAATTATACTTTCTGGATCATCCTCTGATGTTAATGATAATTTTAAAAATGATAAAGCATAATAATTATTCTTATCACTCAATAATTCCAATATATAATTTTCTTCATTGTATGAATCATGAGCACAAATATGTCCTTGAGCAAATTCAACTCCGTCACTAATTATAACTGGTTTTTGTGTTGTTGAATTCAATAAAAATTCATCCGTTATATTGTTTAATTTTTTCATCAATTCAATACTTGTATGAGCAACAGGAACAGTTATCTTTGATAAAATATATGTATCAATATCATCACATTTTGCATTTTTTTTATTTAATTCCGAACATAAATCATCCATAATTTGTTTTGTGCCTATCACAACAACAAATAAATGGTCTGCTTTTATATTGAATTTTTCGTTGTCTTCTTCCATATAATTATTAAATTGATTTATATTCATTTTATTTATCGCAATAACAAATAAAATATTTAGTGTATGGCATCTTTTTTGATATCATTTGGTGTAGTAATATACATAATCAGTGCAATTATTCCTATTGCAACAATTGCAATAATAATGTACATTCCAACTTTTTCCACTAATTCACCCAACGACTTGAATACATTGGAAAATCCATCAAAAAAACTCGCTACCAAATCATCCAAACCTGCTGATTTAGCTGTTGATGTACCAGTAGCATTTGCGCTTGCTTTTGTTTCCGTTATTGCTGTATCATTATTTATTGTTTGTAATATATTTTGAATTTCTGATAATGTTGAGTTTATTGTTTCATCCTCTTGTATACAATTTGATATCAATGTAGCTTTTTGTTCTTGATCTCCACATGTAATTTTAACGCTTCCATCTGCGGAATGAATATTCGTGAATTTATTTTGATCAAGAGCAACATTTGAAATGCATGATTGCATGTTATTTGTTGTAAAATTTCGCTCTATTGAATTATTTATTATTGTGTTAAGTGTTTTATTTATTTTATTATTTGATGTTAAATTATAGTTGTTATTGACTGTTGTATCTGAGCTTGAACTTCCTAACGATATAAATCCCGATGATGCAGCTGCATCAGCTTTTGCACCCAATTCTGCCATTGCAACAACACCATAACGAGACAATAATTCATTTGTCACATTATTTGATATTTTTTGCGCTATTGTATTTTTATTTTTTGCCATTTGCACACATGAAAAATTTAATGCTCCAGACTGTGACTGATTTCCCCCGCCCAAAATAATATCACCTTTTGCACTTATATCTGATCCACACGTTTGTGTCATTGCTAATGATGAACCACATGCTTTTGCATCATTTGTTATAATATTTGTTATATCTTTGTATATGTTTTCTTGAATAACTTTTAAATCCGTTTCATTATTGATCGTTTGATTGACATTATTTGTAGCAGTTGCACTACTATGACTTGATCCCATATATTATTGATTATTATAATTTATTTATGATTTATGATTTATTATTTTTTTTTTTTGAGCCGAGATTTTACCGATCCGACATACACTTCCTTATTATCACCCGAAAGCAACATAAAAGCTACTATTATAATAACTATAACTATCACAACAACACCAATTATGGCATATATTGCAAAGTTTCCAAATATACCAGATATTCCACCTAAAACCGCCGTCGCCAAATCATCTAGTCCTTTTGTTGTCGCCGCTGAACTGCCGGATCCAGATACAGATGCTGATGCTTGAACTGCGATTCCATCAGAATTAACATTGTTTAAATTACTTGCTATTGCTGCCAATGTTTTATTTAATGTTTCATCTTCTTGTATACATTTTGTTACCAATGATGCCGTTTGTTCTTGACCAATATGATGCACATTGACGTCGCCGTCCTTAAAAGTACTATTGTTACCAATACTTTGGTTTTGCCCCACATTTGATATACACGTCTGCATGTTGCTCGTTGTAAAGTTATTTTGAATCAAATTATTAATTGATGTGCTCAATGTTTTATTTACAGTATTGATATTTGTTAAATCATAATTGTTGGTAGCATTTGAACTAGAATTTGAACTTCCAAGTGAAAAAGCTCCTGATGAAGCCGCTGTTTCTGCTCTTGCACCCAATTCTGCCATCGCAGCCGTGCTATATTTGGTTGCCAACTCATTTTGAACAGCTGTTGAAATTTCTTGCGCGACATTGTTCTGTGATTTTGTTAAATTCACGCAAGAAAAATTTAATGATGCGTCTTGTGATTGTTTAATGTGTGATAGATTGAAATCACCACTGACTGTTGACCCATTGAACATGCTTTGATTTTGCGCCAATGCTGCACCACAATTTTTGGCGCTATTATTCACAATATTCGTAATATTTTGATATATGTTTTCTTGTATTACTTTTAAATCAGATTGATTGATTATTTTTTGATCGACATTGTTATTTACTGATGTTGTGCTGTCACTGCAACCAAAAAAACAAAATGGTTCAATATTATCGTTTAAATACATAAAATTTATTGGCATCGTTTATCGCTTATATAAACAATTAATAAAATTTTTTTTTATTTCTTTATATAATTATATGTCCAGTCAATTAATTGATGCATTGGTATATTCAGAAATATCAAATAATTTTAAAACTCTCGAAGAAATGAAATCATATATGGCGTTTTCTGGAGATAAAAACAGCTTAACACTTTCACAGGTTCCAGCTCAATTGCAAAGTACAGTTCTAAAAAGAGCCTGTTGTAATCCCGCACTACAATCAAATGACAATGCAACAGTTAATGTTCGTTTACCATTAACACCTGATATGATGAATAATGCTACAGACATTGGAAAGAAATATGGATATTTTGATAAGCCTGTAACTGTTCCTTTAACGATGTGTAGTACACTTGGACAAACCAACGATAGTAATGATTACAGAGCAAATGCTCAATTCACATCTTATGGCAATGGCACAGGCGGAGGATCACAAAAGTGCGATGCATTTTATGGCAATTATTGTGCCAATATTTTATATGAATATAAACAAGCCACCGCAGAGTCTGGACAAGGCTACAGTTATAAAGAATTTGCACAATATAAACCAGAATGCGCTATGTATGCACAACCATCACCTGTTTTGATATCAGCATATGGTCAAGATCCAAATGGACAAGGTTATTTGGCAAATCCAGCTTGCTGGCAGTCTGATAGTAGAAGCGCGAATGCCACTTATGTTCCTGCATCAGTTCAAAATTGTCAATTTAATTCATTGGTTGTTTGCACACAAAATATTGGTACGAATTTAACTGCCGGTGGAAAGATTGATATGAGTGGTATCCAAACAAATAATAAGTGCAGCGCAAATACAGGATCAACATCAGGATCAGGATCAGGATCAGGATCAGGATCAGGATCAGGATCAGGATCAGGATCAGGATCAGGATCAGGATCAGGATCTGGAGCTGGAGCTGGAGCTGGAGCTGGAGCTGGAGCTGGAGCTGGAGCTGGAGCTGGAGCTGGAGCTGGAGCTGGAGCCGGAGCCGGAGCCAAACCTGCTCCAGCTTCAGCACCAGCAGGAGCTGGAGCCAAACCTGCTCCAGCTCCTGCTGGAGCTGGAGCCAAACCGGTATCAGATTTGTTAACATTGCCAATTGTGATTGGTGGTGCTATCGCTTTTTTATTTATTATTATTATTATTATTATTGTCATTATAAAAAAATAAAATATTAGTGATAATATATAAATATAATGGAATGTGTTGTAAATTTTATAAAAAATAATTTTGCGATAATTGTAATTATTGCAATGGCAGTGATAGTATTTATCGCGATGAATATAACAAATGATTTTAATGAGGGATTTGATGTGATATCTCCATACGCAAGTATACAAAAAAATAAAAACATATTTTTGTCAACAACCGATAAGGGGAATAAATATTTCTTATCTTTTGATAATTTGCAAAAATTTTCATCATATGCTCTTTCATGCGGAAAAAATTATAACACGTATAGTGATGATATTAATATTCCAGTTTTGGTTGATGCAAGATTGATTTATGATAGTGATCATGATTGTATATCAAAAAATATTACATTATGTAGAGCACCAACAGCTAATGGAATGATACCACCATTAGATTCTTGCCAACGAGCTGCATACGAAAAATGTTCAACAGTGTTGCCGACAATGGCAGGAAAACCTATTCCAATTGAAAATGGATTTGAAAACAAAGATGAAAATCTTCCATTATCATATATTTCATACAATAAAACATTGTTCAATTTGGTGTCATTGGGTAATGATGTATACATTATTAAATCATCATATATGGCGAATAATTCATTAAAATTTTTAACATTATCACATATGCCTGTCACAGTTGGAAACAATCAGGTGAATATGATGTGTTATGATGTGAATTATCCCAATAATAATGTAAGAGCTTATTTATATTTGGAACCAACCATAAATTCTGTAAAAAAAGTCATTTCGGAAGCAAATTCGGAAGCGAATTCGGAAGCGAATTCTGAAGCGAATTCTGAATCGGAACAGGAACAAAATTTGAAATCAGTCCGCATTTATTTTAAGCAAATAGATCCCAACACTGGTGAAACGACCAAGTTATATTTATGCAAGCGCAATCCGGGTCTTTTGCTAAGAAATCGTCCTGATATGGCACAATATTATATGGAATTATATTTGGATACAGAACAAATTCAATCATCAGCATCAACGCAAGAAAGTCCAGTTTTAATTGCAAATACAAATATTATTGATTTCAATATTACTCTTCAAGAATAAAAGCGTTTGTTGAACATATAAAATATACTCATTAAATTTATAATGAGCATATTTAAAAAAAAAAATCATCCATCAGCAACTAATTCGTGTACATCAATATCAAAAGATGATATAATGGATAATATGCCAGAATCAGTATCAGAACATGAAAATGAAAAAATGAGAGAAACTTTTGTTGAATTTCGCTGGAGAATTTATAAATTTCCAAATGAAAAAGAACTAATAGAAATTAGCCAAAAAAAACCAAGAGAAAAAAGATTATTTATGTCTCATAGCAATAAATGGGTTGAATATGATGACGAGCATTTATTTGACGAATTACAAAAATATAAAGAAAAAGAATATTTTTATTACAAAAAAATATGACCTGCCTAAAAGTAATTTTTATTATGCAATTCATAATAAAAATATAAAGCAAATATATATTATCAATGAACAGAATAAGAAGGCACAATAATAAATTTCAAGTAATAATAACACCTCATCATAATTTTGATTCAGGATTCGAATTAATGTTGGGAAATTGGGATGATAAACAATTAAAAGGATATAAGATAAATGAATATAGTTGCTTGGAGGATGCATTGCGCGTTGCTTCAAATTATCCTGATATAAATTGGGATCAAATGATATTGTGGCACAAGGATATATACAATAAATTGTACGGAATAATACGATCAGAATTGCTATCAAATAACGTTGATGTTGAATTGGATCCAAAATTACTAAATGCATATCAAATAAAAAATATTATGTTTGATAGAATAGCAATTTATGGCAATAGATTTAGATTGGGGTATCATGTAAACGATATTATATCATTTCATATAACAAATCCGTATACATCAGTATTGAGACGATTATCGAAAATATTAATACATAATCAATCATTGCATATTGCTTCATCATCGGATGAGTATGGAATCATTCGATTGATAGGAAAAACTGATATAGGAACACAATATGAAATAATATTGTGGACAAGTTTGATGGCACAATGGGGAAAGTGGGTAAATAATAATAAGCAAATTTCGAACCAACTCAAATTAAAACAACTTGAACAAGTATTGCGCAAACAAAAAGTCATCGATGAATAAAAAAATTATATTTTTATTTGTATCAATGCTATAAAATCATCAATAGCGTTATTAAAATTTTGGATGTCAATATCTATTAATTGTCTTTTTAAATAATCTTGTGTTTTGATTGATCTCAACTTCCCCCCTTCTCTATCATCGAAATATAAAGGATAATTATTGTTATTTTCATTGATCGAAAAATTTATTGAAAAATCATAAGTATTTCGCGACACATACTGTGCTGTACTGATAAAAATTATATTTTTGTTATATTTAATTAAACAAGCATAATCCTTGTTCAATATTGTTTGTAAATCTGAACTGTATGTATCATAAGCAATCGTAGTCACAGTTATATTGTTTGTGTTAAAATATGTTTTAAATATTTTAACTATTGCTATTTCTAATGATAATTGAACTTTGCCTGACATTTTTATTTTTGTATGATGATTTATATCATTATTATTTTACAATATCAATTTTTATATTGTATATTGTTATTATAATGCATAATAACTATAATAAGCCAAATTACAATGAATTAATTTGGGAAGAAAAAGGTATGATATTAGGCGTTATTAAGTTTTTAACACAAAATATCCATAAATATAGTGAGATAAATATTGACAACAAATTATTTTACAAGGTTATTAAATTTTTATTCCCACAAGTAAAAATAAACAAATCTTATAATGATAATGATAAATCACTTAATATTTATGTAAAACGCAATAATGTTAAAAATAATGGTTTAATAATTAATAATTTAGATAATTTGGATGAAATAAAGACAAAAAAAAAATATTTTTCATTGTTGCCATGGTTTAATTATGAAAACCCCATTGTTATGTTTAAATTTGATGAAAAACAAAAAAATCATGATATTGATGATTTGTATAAAAAAATAAAAAAAGTGCATAAAAAAAGAATGCGATATATGGATATTGGAAATGTTCCATTAGATGGTTATAAATGTAAATTTGTATTTTGGGACATTTTGTACGAATATAAAATATTAAACAAATATTGTGAAAAATTTGATGGATCGCCGAGCATTTTATACAAACTTTTAAATAAATATTTTAATAATTTTAATTGTTCAGAAATCACAAACAATATAATTTATCTATCTGTTCCACAACCATATCAGGTGTATATGTCAAATGGTATAAAACAACAATCAAATTCAATTTTATTAACTAAACAAAAAACACAACATAATAATTCGAACCAACCAAAAAATATTGATCCAAATCAACCAAAAAATAATAAATTTTTGGCATTGATGAATCGTAAAATGCATACAATGAATACATTATTGCAAGATCAAATAAACAAATGATTTAATCCCAAATATATGTATTTATTCATTTTGTACAATAATTTATCGCGATATTTATTTTTTGCAACATAATTTGCTTTGTAAAATTTGTAACAATACAAATTTCCACCATTTTGATGATTTAATAATTTTTGTGCTGTTTCGAATTTTTTGGATAATATATTTATAAATTTCGCATACGGCGACGTTTTTTGACACAAACTATATAATATATTATACATCTGCAAACAAAATAAATAAAATATTATTTTATGCATTACAATTCTTTCATTTTCATCAGCATTTTCATAATATTCATCACACCCAATATATTCAATAAATGTTTTATCAATAATTATCAGTGATTTTGATATTTCAATTTCTGATGCTAAATATTTATCATATTTAATTAACAATGTCAAAAATATTGTAAAAAACGATTTGAGATAATTAATATCTTTTTGTTTACAAATTTGATGCAATTCATCATCAGATAATTCAATATAATATTTTGTTTCATTTGTGATTGTTTTGCAATATTTATCCATTATATTATTTGTATATTTTATATTTATACAAATAAAAGATATTTACAACATAGCTTCCATCAAATACATGTATTTATTTGCTTTGTACAAAAATTTGTTCATTGATGTTTTAAACACAACGCGCCGACCTCCTTGTTGTGCTTTCATTGGATCGACACTAGTTGCGGCTTTACCTTTTGATGTGTTGACAAGTATAGGCTTATCCGACGGCAAATCATTTATTGGTCTGCGAATACGACTGGGGCCCTGTGCTTGTACTGTTGATACTGTTGATGATACTGAGGTTGCTCCCGTTGCTCCTGGCGTTTCCGCTGCTCCTGAGGCTCCCGTTGATCCTGGCGTTCCCGTTGCTCCTGGTGATGTTTCACCATCATTTGTTTCTTCATCCAAAGTTTTTACATATTCGTGTTTTATTTGATTTAATTTGCGTAATTTATCCAACATTATTTTCATAAATTTAGGTAATTGTTTTGTTTTTTTATCTCTTTTGCACATTGTAATAAGTGCGATTAATGCTTGATTAACAATTAATGTCTTTAATGTATCTCTCATTACATTTTGATCTTCTGGACTATAACTATTAAATTCTGGATCATTGGCAATGTAATTAATTAATTCACCATCAATTTCCATCATGCCATTCCAATTTTCTTGGACATTTCCGGTCGTTTTTGTGTAAACCATATTTTGAATAAAAGTTTGCATGACTCTACATAGAGCAATAAAATAATTATTATTTTCATTATTAAAAGATATTTGTGTTATGTCTGGTGCCAAAAATGGATGCGACAATATTTGTATTGTTCCAAGGACACAATGTGGATCCATTTTGAGCTTTATTGATAAGTCATTAAGCTTTTTAATAAGATTAATATCATCAGGACTAATAAATTCTTTTGAACTTATATTCATATATTGTGAACTCATAATTTTGGGATCGTTCATCATGACCGAATAAAATTCTTTTACTTCATTTGATACATCTAAATGTAATGCTTTCAAGTCAGCATTATCTTGTGACATTCTTTGTTGTTGTTGTGGTTGTGATTTTGGCAATGAGGCACTCAAAAGCGTTTTAAATAATGCAGTTTGCTGTGTAGAATTTGGCTGTTCTTGTTGTGATGTTTCTTTTGTATTTCCATTCAATCTGTTTATTTGTTGACGAACATAACTAGGTTGTGGTGGTACAGACATTATTTTTTCTTATATATACATCACAAATAAAAAAAATTGATTTATATTTCATAATTATATATATCTGTATTTTATATATCGCGATGTCTGAACAAAAAAATATCAATCAAGTGAATGATTGGATTGATGATAAAAATGAATTCAATGATCCAACTATTATTTATGACGAAGCAACTGACACATATTATCAAAAAACAGATTTGAATAAAAAAAATACGACAACTGAAACAAACGAAACTAAAAAAATAATAAAATTATCCCAGCCGTTAAAATATATACCAAAAGAAGCCGGCTATAAAAACAAACAAAAAAATTCACAAAAACAAAAAAATAATATAAAATATAAAGATAAAAACGATGAATATGATGAATATGATGATATATATGATGATATATATGATGAATATGATGATACATATGATGGATTATATAGTAAATATGATATGTAAAAAATTGATTTTTTTATTTATTGTTTATTAATTTATACACAAATAAAAACAAAAAATTATGTCCCAACAGGCGGAATCTGCATCTCCGACAAATATTGAAAAGCCAATTTGGAAATCAAATTCGTGTCAAGTGTGTTTTTATTGCTCCTGAAAAATCTATTTATGACGGTACATCATTGACGCTTACGAATACACAGAAAAATAAAAAATTCCTTGTTTTAATAACATCTGCATACATAACAGTGCGAAAAGCAAGCGGTGTAAAAAAATTGTATTTTTATTAAATAAAGAATTTTTTTTAAATTTTATTTTTTTTCATTATTATCCATTATATATCTGATTTATAAATATATAATGAACGATAATAAAAAAAAATATATAGAAAATTTTGAGGATATAACGAATACTTTTTGGTTTGTATACACGTCACTGACTCCCATAAATATTGCTCTTGTTTTTTTAGTAATGATTTTAATATATAATATAATTCTTCAATGTTTTGATTTTTAATTATTATTATTAATTATTTTTATTTTTCTGATTGATAATATATAATGGACTCATATTCTGCAATGGGAACTAGCGATAAAATGTTCGATGATAAAGCACCTTTAAATGTAGATGATTTGAATTCTCAATTGGCTGATGAAGATATGGTAAAATATGTTCTTGCGATGCTAATTGAATATGACAAGGCTGTTGCTGCTGGACAACAACCAAATGTTGATCCATTAAATCAACAACTGGTCATTCAACTTGATGATGGTTCATCTGTGGTTGTACCAGAAAATGTTCAAAGATATGCAATTATGGAATACATGAAATTAAAAAACAAATCAGAACCGGAATCACAATTGGCGGTATTGTCACCAAAAAAATTAATTCCAAAAACAAAAAAGGGAAAAATTATCACAGTTATAGCAATAATTTTCCTTATCGTTCTTGTTTATCTTTTGTATAATTATGTCAATGGTAACAATGTGCTTGGAAATAATGATTTTGTAGTTTTTAATGATTATAACTATTCGTTTTAATTTTCTATGTTTTGTATAATATGCACAATATTTATACAAATAAATACAATAAATATAATTTATCGAACAATGAAATCAACAATATTGATAAGGCATGGGAGTTAATTAGCGATTTTTCGCAAACCAATTTGTCAAGAAGTGGATATCGAAATTATATCATTAATTTTATAAGTAAAAAGTATACTGTTGAATTATTGTATACTTTGGAAATTATTATTGAAAAAATGTATTGGAACTTGCGAAATAAAATATCATTATTTTTTAATAATCCAAAATTAACATTGTCGCATAAAAATATCACAAATATAGAAAAAAAAATATTATTACAAAATAAGCGCATTACACAATCAAATATACGCAAATCTTTCGTATATGATAACAATAATAAACAATATATTATTGATTATTATTATCCGAATGATATTGATCTCATTGCTTCAGCCATTATAATAAATCGAAGTATTTATGACACATTTATGTTGATCAATTCAGATTTTGAGACATTGCAAATATCGCCTTATTCAAATATAATTGAATTTGACTATCCATATCCCAATCTAAATACTATTTCACCATTTATGTATAATAATGAAATAAGAAAACAAAACATTATATCAATGTATTTTGAACCAAATTGTGAAAAAAATTGGTTTTAATGTGCAGCTTTAAGGCGTTTGTATTCTGCTTTTTTTTGTTTTGCCAAAGCAGCATAATCAATTTGCCCACCTGTCATATTCGCATTATTATCTTCATGGATTTCATCAATAATTTTTTGAATATCTCGAGGAATTTGTGGTTGTGGTCGCGCTGGATTTTGTGATTTTGATAGAAATACATTTGGCGCATTTGGCGCATTTTGCGCATTTTGCGTATTTTGTTCATTATTATCCACACGACTAATAGATTCTTTTACCTTAACTCGCAATTGATCACTTAATGTTTGTTGTGGTTGCACACGCGATGAATTGCGCGAGTCTTGAACTTGATTTTGTGGTTGTGGTTGCACTCGCAATTGATCACTTAATGTTTGTTGTGGTTGCACACGCGATGAATTGCGCGAGTCTTGAACTTGATTTTGTGGTTGTGGTTGCACACGCGATGAATTGCGCGAGTCTTGAACTTGATTTTGTGGTTGTGGTTGCACACGCGATGAATTGTGCGAGTCTTGAACTTGATTTTGTGGTTGTGGTTGTGCATTTGATGAATTTTTATTCTGTTTAAGAACAATGTGTTGTGCTTTTTCTTGTTGTGCGGCCTGTTCCATATTTCGTTGTCCTTGTAGCGTATCAATGACTGGCGCTACTCCACATAATTTTAATTCCACTTGCTTGTCAGAATCATTCAACATTTGTTTTAACATTTGAATATCGCTTGCTTCCAAATTTGGACACATATTCAAAAGAGCGAAACCATTTGATGGTTGTAAATCATTTCTTACAACATATTCTGCACTCACTGCACATAATCGTCGTAATGAATCAAATGATACTGATCCTTGCTTTACTGTTTTGCCGTTGCGCTCAATATCATATGTTGTGATATCTTTATTACTAACTTTTGAATCCATATCATATGTCAAATCTTCACATTTAACATTATCACAATTTGCAAACTTCATTCCAAAAATTACAGCACCAAGCAAAGGATATTTTTTATCACCAACACATCCTTTACTAATTGCTTCAGCAATCAATTCACCCGCAATTTGTCGTGCCAATTCCAAATCAAAAACAACTGGCATTCGTCGTATTACTTGATCCTTGCCTCGCACATATTCACTTTTATTGTGTAAAAACAAGCCAAAATCCATATCAAAAACAACGTGATATACTGGTTTTGTTACAATATCCAGTACATCACGTGGTAATCTTTGTAATTTTTGTATTTCATTTAATGTTCCTTCGGTAACTGCAGATGTTGCACTATCGTTATCCATCATTAGCTATATAACTAATAAACAAAAATATTTTTATTTGTTTTTATATTTTTTTGTTTTTATTTTTATTTTTATTTTTATTTGTATAGTATATTATGAATAAATATATTGTTGTATTTTTTATAGTGGCTGTTATATTTTATACCTATATTTTTATGATCAAAGACAACAATAATGTTATAGATAATGAGAATAATTATTATAGTCGTCGTAATCATTATCATTTCAAACATTCCGAATCCGATTTAGATTATAATCCACGCACATACAAACGCAATGACAACGACGTAAACCAAAATATTTATAATGATTATTATGAAAAACAACTATACTTGATGCAAAAATATTTACAATAACGAGTTTAAAAAACGCGAATGTTTTTGAAGCGTAAAAATATAAAAAATGAGTTTGAAAAACATTAACGTTTTTGAAAAAGAATCGCAAAGAGATTTATTATATAAATTATTATCATCATCAAAAGTTTGTGTCGTTACATTTAGTGCATCATGGTGTAAACCATGCAAATCATTATCTACATCTCTCGATACAGAATTGGAAAATATTAAAGACAAATTATTAACACCAGCCTCAAATCCTGATACTGATATTCAAACAAAAATATCGTTTTGTAAAATTGATATTGATGTATTTAATGATTTGTGTTCCGTTTATAAAGTAACATCAATTCCTCACACTGTTTTCTTTAAAAATGGTCAATTGGATTCAGAAATTATAAAAGGAAATGATGCAACACAAATTATAAATAAAGTAAATAAATTATAAATAATTATTATGAAATATTCGGAAAACACCATCCAGTACCAGTTATACCAAATTCAACGCAAGATCCATCACATTCCTTCATACATTTATCTATTCCCAACATACCATCTTTTGCATATGGATTTTTATCATTATTATAAATAACAACATTGGAAAACAATGAATCAGTTATTAAATCATTATTATTCAGTAGACCAAATTGCTTTTTTTTATTTATATCATTCGTGTTTGATACAAAATTTTCGGTATTTTCTGTATTTTCTGTGGTTTCTGTATTTTGTGCCATTGTAAATAATTGCAATATGAGTATAGCCATAATGATCATAATTATAATTGGTAAATATGAACACATGAAATATTAATATATTATAATGATATTTTTACTTTAACAATGACAAATAAAAATATCATTATAATATATTAATATTGTATGCTTAATATCACATTATACCATGCGAACTGGTGCGGACATTGTGTTGATTTTATGCCAGAGTGGAATAAATTCACAACAAAAATTAATCAATTGGGTGGCGAATATAATGGCGTAAAAATCAATATAAAGGATTCTGAAGAAAGTAGAATGAAACGTGGAGAAGCCACCTTGAATGGTAAGGAAATCGAGGGTTTTCCAACATTAAAATTTGGATTGGTCGTAGGAGGTGAAAAAAAGGAATACGAATATTTAAAAGAAAAAGATAGCGACAAGATGATTGAATATGTCAAAAAAGTATGCGTGGGGATTAAAAAATACAAAAAATAATTTTCTTTGTATTGCATGATAAAATTGCAATACAAATCGCGATTAAAAAAATTGAAAAAAAAATATAATACTACTTTACCATAAATTGAATGTCAAAATACAAACATAATGGGTAAAAAAGATAAATATTGCATCGGATTTTTGCACAGAGGTATCATATCCAACGGCAAAATCGTCGTTGAACATTGTGAAGAAAGTAAATTACAAGAATTTTATGATGAACGAGTTAAATTGTATGGCAATGGACTCAATTTCAGATATGTGTTATGCGATGATTCATCATTGTTCGAAAAATTTAAAGTTGATATGAAAAGTACTCTTATTAATGATAATTTATATAGCGGACACACTGCTTCTACCGATACAGCTTTAAAAAAAGTTACTGGTAGTAAATCTGGACATAATTTTCCAAAAAAATCCAAATCAAAAGATGATGATGGTAGCGAGAGTGAGGAGGGTGAAAGTGAAAAAGAAAAAGAAACAAAATCCAAAAGCAAAACTACCACAAGTGAAAGTGAAAAACCCAAGGAAGAAGCAACCAAATCAAAAACCAAGCACGTTGATACCAAAGCTGATAGTGAAGACGAAAAACCAAAACCAAAAGCAAAAGTAACCAAAGTCAAAGAAGATAGTGAAGAACCAAAAAAAAAAGAAACAGCCAAGTCTAAAGCCAAAGTAGAAAGCGATGATGAAGATGAAAAACCAAAACCAAAAGCAAAATTATCCAAAGCTAAAGAAGAGAGCGAAGATGAAGACGAAAAACCAAAACCAAAACCAAAAGTAACCAAAGCTAAAGAAGATAGCAAAGATGAAAAACCAAAAGCACCAGCCAAAAAGAAATAAATTATTTTTTTTACAAAGTACCAGCCTTGACTAATTTTTGTGTATACTTATCAATCAAAATATCGTATACAACAATACCTGTCAAGAATCCTCCCTTTGACATAAACCATTGTTTATCAAATTCTCCTCCATTAACAAAATTTTGAGCAGCAAAAATTGTACCCCATTTGACAAGATCATTGGCTGCGAGTGCCAAAGTTGAATCTAATGATTGCATTCTTGATGTAACAAAATTTCCCAATGTAATATCATATGCTACTATTGCTGAAATATACAATCCTGTTTCTTTTATCCATTGTGGATCTGACAATGATCCTCCAGAAATCAATTGAACAACCATAAACATTGTCAACCATTTCAACATATCATCGACTGCCACTTTTGCTGAACCAGACACAAATTTACTTGTATCCAACCATGAATTCACTAACAATTGATATGTAACAAAACCGATCAATGTTAATGCTGTTGCAACAATCCAAACACGATCATCGATTGGTTTTCTTTCAAACAATCGTTGTGATACGTAACCTGTTGCGAATTTGAGAACATCTGTTTTGGCATCAAGTTCCACATTATATAATCCTCCACGACTCATTATTTATATATGTAAAAGCAGAAATTTAATTTTTATAGTCAAAATAAATCAAAAAGTAATTTTTTATATATTTTATTTGTTTTTACGCGATTTTTATTTTCTATATATTGTGTATACAATGTTTGTGTTAATATTTATTATAATTGTTTATATTCTTATATATTTATTTTTTAATGAAAAAGAGGAACCAAAAAATGAAAATATGCATAATCCAAGACATATGCGAAGATTTTATCCAAGATATCTAAATAGACCAATTGAATATGATTACATATTCAATGATTATCCATATTGGTACAACGAAAATACACCGTTCCCTTGGCATAATCCAACCAAATTTAGAAACTTATATTATCCTTATGCGCGGATTGCATATTATTAAATTAGTTTGAATTTAGCAATGAAAAAATTGATTTAATTATATCATAATGCGGTATTTTATTGTGGTATAATTAAATATATAGCACAATGAATTCCGATTTAACTAATATAGCAGATGTTGTATTTTCATTGTATAATAATCCTATTTTCAAGGATTATAAACCAGTTTTAAACAAAGGGCATAAAAGGGAGAAAGGAAGTGGTATGAATTCATGTGATAAAACAGTACATAATAATGAAATTGATCGTTTAGAAAAATTATATGTTCCACGACAATATAGAGACATAATAAATCATGCTCCATTGGACCAAATGTTAAAATTAGTAATAGCATCAAATATTTATCCAAATAAAAAAATTACAGAGAACGGAATTGAACATGATGAACTTAAAAAAGCAATAGAAATATTAAAAATAGAAATTGACGAATTAATCGCCAATAATATTTATGCTCAAAATGATGAAGAATTAGAAAAATCACAAAAATATTTATCAAAGTTTGAGGACTTATATTCAGAATGTTTGAACAAGGGAAATTTTGAAATTGTGACAGACTTTAAAGCAATCGCAGGCTTGGCACTTGAAATTCTATCAAATGCAGATAAAAACTCAGAAATTTTGTATATTCTCATTAATAAAAAATTTGGAATTCACATCGATCACATTATGACACCAAAAGAATTATGGATAAAACGATGGCAAGATTTTGAACTAGAATTAGAACATATTTCTATGGATGTTGATGAATATATCAAAATGGTTTTGATAAAAAATAACGAAATAGATGAACCAAAACAATTTGAAGATTACAAACGCGAAAAAGAAAGACTAAAGCGATATACAAATAATCCCCGACCCTATAATAATCACAATAGAGAAAATAATAATAATTACAATAGAGAAAATAATAATAATTACAATAGAGAAAATAATAATAATTACAATAGAGAAAATAATAATAATTACAATAGAGAAAATAATAATAATTACAATAGAGAAAATAATAATAATTACAATAG